AAAAATCTCTGTAAGGTAGCCAGCCTTGCAGAGATTTAAAAGTTAAACTATGTAATTTGTGTCTGATTTTCAGGAGAAAAGCGTAACTTTGCCTCATAAACTTTTAAATGATTGGCTTATGAAAGAAGATATAAGATATATAAAGATATTATTGAATATCATCATTTTTTTACTGAGTTTTGTATTAATTGGCATAACCACGCTAGGAAATATACTAACGAGATTATTGCCGTAATTACAGAAGACAATTTTACAACTCTAGATTTCCAAACATTATCAGGGTTATACTTAGATTCTCTCCAGAACTTTTCTATCTGAGATTCACCAGACTCAGATAGTTCTATTCTATGGGAGTACTTTGTTGTATAACCCAATTCTTCTACTACGTGAATTGGACTCAGCCATTTTTGATTGCAGCATTCTTTGTCCGCTTCCTCTAAATCAGCAGAGCCTAGATTTGCTTTCTCATTTAATATAGAAAGAATCTTCTCTTCCTTCTTTGTCCGCTCTTTCTTATATTTCAGCAGCACATACAGCTTCTGTTCGTTAGTTATCTTTGCCATTTTACTTTTCTAGTTGGGAAAATATTTTTTCCTAGTTGGGAAAATTATTTTTCTCACTTACCATATTTCTTATCGAGTTTCTTCTTTAGCCAAGGTTTCATTGCTCCTATAATTCCAAAGATGATGGCGAAAGCCACACAGAAAAGTACTGGTCCAGCCTTAAAACCAAAATTTTCCATCACAACGAAGATAGTAACCATGATTGCCCATAAGACAAAGAATGTCGCTACCAATACCGAATAATAAACAAAGTTCTTCATACTATATATATTTTAATTTAATAACATATCTTGCAAGGAGTTCTGCCCATATCCTCAGCTTCCTCCTCGCTTATCTTTTCTATTTCTCCTGAGCAACGAGAGAGACCACGGCAATCAGGGTCACAATGATACTTGGTAGAAGTTTCTCCAGTACATATATATACTGACTCTGATTCATCTTTGCGACCATAATAGATTTGCTTATTTTCGTCACAAATAGAACATGAAACCTTACCTTTATCTATAGCTTCTTCTAATCTTATAGATTCAACCTTACCACTTCCAACCGTAAGCCCTGCACAATCAGAATAATAATGGTAATATTTAGGATTTGAAGAGATATAAAAAACCAAATCATCTAAATCTCTAGACCTAACGTCCCTCTCCATTCCCTTGTATATGGCTATCTCATTTCTAAGGGTATCAACTTCCTTTTCTAATGTATTGACTCTTTTTCTCAAATATTCGTCTCCACAAGAACAAAGAGTAAAAAGAACAATAAAAAGATACGCACAATACTTCATACCTACCACATTTTAATTATCCTACATTTGCTTGCCTCATACTACCACCCAATACAGATAGTAGCTGGTCATAGCGTTTCTCTAACTCTTCGTACTTCGCTTTCCAAACAGAATCGTCTAGCAAGTCGCTTTTGTCTTCACGATACTTAGGAGTAGGTTCAGCCACCAAGAACGATTGTTCTTCTATAAGTTGTTTCCCATGACCCCGAAGGAGCCATTCGGCTGAAATCTCATCAAACTCATTCAGAAACCCTTCGATAAGACCAAGTGATACAGCTTGGTCACCACGAAGTTGGCGATTACAAGTTACTTGCTGCATTCCAATCATTTTCGAAAAAGCAGATATACTTATTTGTTTAGCCTCTAAAACAGACTTAATTCTTTGTGCTACAAGACTTTCCATACATTTTACATTTTTAAATCATACTTAAATAAACATAACCGACTAAAGAAATATGCAATTTTGTTTGGTAGTCTAAACATATTTGCATACCTTTGCACTCGTAAACAACAAGTTGCTTAATTATTAGAAGCAAAAGTACAATAAAAAATTAAGATATGCAAGTAAAAAAGATAAAAATTATCAAAGTTTCGCCCGAAGGACGTAAAAAACTTGCTGAGCGATATGGATGCCGAAGGGAAACCATCTACAACGCTCTAGGTTTTAGAAGTCAGAGCAAGCAAGCCGAAGACATCAGGAATGATGCCCTGAATGAGTTCGGAGGTGTTAAGGCAGACAAGGTAGTGTTCTATTAGGAAGGAGGTGAATATGATTAAGAGATTATTCAGAACATGGCTGAGATGGACTCTTTTTAAAAAACTGAGCAAGTCATGTACCAACTGGGAAGAAGGTTTCATTTGGGTATATAACTTGCCAGTTTGGGAATGGAACATCGGCATATACTGCATTGAGCGTACAGAACGCACGTATTGGCACGATGCGCATTATGATAACATCAAAAGAAAAGTGTCTGTAGAAGAAGCTCAAAAACTTTTAAACTTCTTCCACAAGTAGAAACACAGTAACTTGGTTCAATGGTGTACCATCATTAGTAACGACAGTGCTATTACAAGAGGAGATACTTACAACTCTCCATTCGTTAGCATTTAGTTTGTCAATACGAGAATTAATCTTTTCGTTCAAGTCATCCAAGTTATCTGTCTGATAGGTGAACATAATTACTTTTTGCTGTTTCATACGAAATTGAATTAAGTTAAAATAAAAATTTGTCACCTGCAAAGGTACAAAATAAAAACAACAATCGGGCAACGGTAGATATAATAATGTATAAAATGAAAATTTGTCACTTTCTGTTTCATACACTACCGCCCGATTTAAAAATGGAGGAATTCTATGAATGAAATTTCAACTATTGTAGATGGTGACCGAATGACATCACTACAGATTGCAGAGATTACTGGCAAGGCTCACAAAGATATAATGAGAGCCATCCGAAATATGGAGCCAGCTTGGGAAAAGGTGCAAGAGCGCAAATTTGCGCTGATGCAAGAAGAGATTGAAATTAGTAATGGTGGTCACAAGATGAGACCTTACTTCTCTCTCAACAAAGAAGAATGTCTCTACATCGCCACCAAGTTCAACGATGAAGCGAGAGCCAAGTTGATTAAACGATGGAAGGAACTGGAAGAGCAACATCAAAAGCCATCCGTCCCTCAGAACTATCTCGAAGCTCTCAAATCTCTGGTCAAGGCTGAGGAAGAGAAACAGCAGCTAGCTTTGGAAAATAAGAAGCAGCAGGAACAAATCCTCACTATCAGCAAGACGAACATGGAACTTGGCAACAAGATTACCGAAATGCTGCCGAAGGTAAGCTACTACGATAAAATCTTGCAGAGTAATGCCACTATGACCGTTACTCAGATTGCTCAGGACTACGGAATGAGTGCCATGAGGTTAAACAAGGAGTTGGAGTCTATGAGAATCCAACACAAGGTTAGAGGTCAATGGATATTGTTTGCCCAATTCCTCGAAGGTGGATATGTTCACAGCAGAGCAGTAGAAATCGTAAGGAGTGATGGTCGGCACGATGTGAAGTACAACACCGAGTGGACAACGAAAGGAAGAATCTTCCTATATGAATCACTCAAAGCGAAGGGCATTCTCCCCTTAATAGAGCAGGAGAACACTCCCAGCGATAAGAGCACTAGTAGAACAGAGCCAGCCAAGGCAGCTAGTGCAAGTCAACAAACCATCAAATTCAACTGATATGATAGACCCAGAGATTAAAGAACAGCTAGACCGCATAGAGCAGTATTCGCTCATATCTGCAAAGAATGTGCTCAACATTAATGAAGCTGCAATCATTCTTGGCATGACGGTTAGAGGAGTGAGAGAGAACGTCAGGAACCGCATCATTCCTTGCTATAAACCAAATGTCAACAGACTCTACTTCAAGAAGAGCGAGTTGGAAGAGTGGATGACTCAGAACCGCAGAAAGAGCATGGCAGAGTTGAAATCAGAGGCAGCAGCCTATTGTTTTACCCATTAAACAGATAAACTTATGATAGCAGATGTAATGTTGGTAGCCAGCGTAATAGTTTTCGCTGTTGCCGTTAAGGAAATCCACTCCTACTTCAAGGAGGTAGGCAAGTAAGATATATGGAGATTGAACCTCACAAGAATAGTTAAGTATTAAGTTATTAGTGTGTTAAGTCTTATAATATTTCAGTCATTGAAAACAGCAGAGGTTTTTTGGAGTTTGCTACTCCCAGTCTCCACTATAACTTTGTCGTTATAATTTTACATGTTTTAAGTTTTTACCCAGCGCAAGTAACTCAGTTGGTAGAGTATGAAGGTTCTTCCCCCTTCGAGGTCGTGGGTTCGAGTCCCACCTTGCGCCCCATATAGCCCGATTCCAAGGCTTTATATCGGATAGGATAAACCTTCCTAGAGAGGTACACGTACCCAAAAGGAGCATCATTAACCACAGATGGTGCTTAGACGTGGAAGTGGCAAGCGAGTACATACACCTGATAGGTGGAATTTGGAAAAACTTGGAGTTCACTTGTGAAGAAGCAGACCTGATGCCGTGACCCTTATATAATAAGGTAGCATCTAAAGGTAGGAGCGCACAACTACAAATCGGTTCTAATGCAGCCAGCACGCTTTCTTTCTATTCGGTTCAATAGTTATAATTGGTTATTTTATAGAAATCAGATATATCACAATATGTGCGATTACTAGTGCTGGGAGTCCTAAGCCTCCATGAATGCAGAAGGGAACCAAGGGCGCACGGATGGATTAAAGGCTCGGAACGTGCGCCCTATTATAGAGAAATTGTAAATTTCAATATATTTTACATTTTACATTAGCAATACTTATGATTGCGGTAGCGACCGCTCAGGTTAAACTAAAATAAAAAACTCTATTCCCCACCATTCGTGAGAACCGTGGGGTTTTTAATTTGAACATCAAAACAAAACAACAATATGAGATATAAAGCAAATAGTTGTCACGATTGTCTCTTCTCGACCATGTGTGACAACCCGAATAAGAAACCAGATGGTGGCTACAAATGCAGCCGCTATGAATGGAAATATCAATAACAACTTAATACATATAAGATATGAAAGAACTTATCGCAATTCAGTCAGAACTGAAAGCCCCGAAGAGTCAGTTCAACAAATTCGGTCGCTACAAGTATCGCAAGGCTGAGGACATCTTAGAAGCTGTCAAGCCTTTACTCGCCAAGCAGAAATGCACGCTAACCATTACAGATGATATTGTGATGGTAGGCAACCGCATTTATGTTAAGTCTACCGCCACTATCAAAAACGAGAAGGGCGAGTGCGAAACAACAACTGGTTGGGCTAGAGAAGAGGAAACCAAAAAGGGTATGGATGGCAGTCAGATTACTGGAGCATCATCCTCTTACGCTCGAAAGTATGCTCTCAACGGTCTCTTTTCCATTGATGATAATGCTGATTCTGATACCACCAACGATGGGCAGCATCAGGAAGCGCAGCAGCAAACACAGACTCAGCAGCCAAACACCCAGCAGCCAGCATCCCCTCAGTACCACCCGAGCGACCTGAACGAAGGATTGGGTTATCTGAGCAGATGCGTTAGTAAGGACAATCTGTTGTGGGTAATTCAGCATTACCAGCCGCTCTGCTCTAACGCTCAGTTCATGCAAGCAGTATCAGCCAAGAAGAAACAATTAGGTATACAATAATATGACAGCAGCAACAAAGAAAATCACTCTGAATGTGCCAAAGATTACATTCATTGAGGAGTCTCATCAGTACTTCCTCGGCGAGAAGGAACTGAAAGGAGTAACGGGAACGCTCATCAAGAAAGCCTTCCCCGACACCTACAAGAATATTCCTGAGGCAGTATTGATGAAGGCAGCAGAGCGAGGAAGTCTTATCCACAATACGTTTGAAACCTTCTGTTCCATCTTCGATGCCGACATCAAGCAGTACCCAAATCCTACGGAAGAGCTTCAAGCCTTCCATAGTATGTTAGTCGCATACGATTTACACTATGTAGCATCCGAGTATCTTGTTACAGATGGTGAGAACTTCGCATCTGCCATTGATGGAGTCTTCGCTGATGAAGAAGACAACATCTATCTGGTAGATTACAAGACCACCGCCACCCTCCACTACGACAATGTATCGCTCCAGCTATCCATCTATGCAAGATGGTTCGAGGAGCAGAATCCTGACTTGAAGGTGAAGGAGATTGTTTGTATGTGGTTCAAGAACGGACAGAGCAAGTTCCAGCCGCTACCTAGGGTAGCAGATTATCAGATTGACGATTTAATCAACGCTTATCTCGCTGATGATGCAGAGTATCAATATAAGGTGGAAGTTCCTGAGCAGTTCTCAGCACTAGAGCAAGAGTACAGATTGATAACCGCTCGTATGGATGCCCTGAAAATCAAGCAGGATGATTTGAAGGAGCAGATGATGAAGACGATGGAAGCCAACAAGCAGAAATCCATCAAGACCAACATCGGTTCTTACTCTTATGTGGCAGCTACCACCAAGAAAACCTTCGACACGAAGCTGTTCAAAGACACGGAGCCAGAACACTACGAGTACTATCTGAAAGAAACGACCACCAAGCCGTCAATAAGAATCAAACTTAATTAAGTATAGATATGAACGTAAAGTTTACAGGCAAGATTATTGCAGCAGGGCAAGTTCAAATGGGAACTTCCCAAAACGGAACTCAATGGAGTTCCCAAGAGTATGTTATTGAGGAGTTGAATGAGCAGTACCCTTCAAGAGCCGTTATCCAAGTTTATGGTTCAGACAAGATTCAGCAGTTCGGCATCCAAGTAGGTGAAATAATCACCGCAAACATCGGATTGAAAGCTCATCAGTCTAGAGACGGACGATGGTTCAATCAGTTGGATTGTTGGAAGGTGGAGCGACCAAATAGTCAGCAGCAGGGACAGATGGTACAGAGCCAGATAGGTCAGGTTCCTCAGCAGCAAGCAGCCAACTATCCACCTCAGCCAGCACCTATCCAGCAGCAGATGAAGGATTTTCCCCCTCAGGTTAATGCAGGTGGTCAGCAGAAAAGTGGCCTCCCATTTTAATCATTAATATATAAGATATGGAAATCCATCTAGTAAGAACCTCCACTGGTCTTCGCCCCTATACGGATGATGATTACGAGGAAATGAAAAAGATAAAGGTTGGTTCCATCGTCAAGGCGAACATCGTCCGTCCAAGAAACGTGAAGTTCCATCGCAAGTTCTTCGCCCTTATCAGAGCAGCATGGGATTGCCTCACAGAGCAGCAGCGTACTAACCTTCGCTCTGTAGACACATTCCGTGAGCAACTTCTGATAACATCAGGATTCAGCGAACCGCTTTACGACCTCAACGGACAGAAGTTCTTGGAGAGAGCCAAGTCTATCTCCTTCGCCAAGATGGATGAGCCAGCCTTCAATGAAGTATATAGTAGAGTCTTAGACACCATCCTCACGATACTCTATGCAGATGGTGTTACAGAAGACGAGTTTAATAACATTTTACAAAATTATAGTTGATATGACACGTAGAAACGACAAGCGCAATAACAGACGTAACCGTCAGCGCAACAATGGTAACAACGAAGCTAGTAAGTTTGCATCCATGTTGATGGGTGCTATTATGGGCAAGGCTTTTGATGAAGTCTTCGGTAAGAAGGATGATGGAGATTCATCAGGCATTCATATAGAAGGCATCAGTAATCAGGACATTAACAACATCAACATTGTAAAGGCAACGTTATCTAAGTTGCGCATTCCTGCTGATGGTTCGGCAGTTGAGTACCCTATCCCTGATAATCTCCAGTTCTTCTTCGATGAGGAAGGTAAGTTGATGGTTCGTAAGAAGATTGAAGGAGATAATAAAGCTACTGGTGCAGTAGAAGACGAGCCTTTCACTTACGATGATATTTGCAAGAAAATGTTCTTGGGGAAGCGTATATTCTTTATTAATGGTAAAGGTATAGAGTTCACAAAAGCACACGATGAGAACTATGATGATGTTGATAACAGTACTAGCTCTGCTCAGGCAAGACGAATGGCTGCATTCAACAAGTTGCAGAACATCGCCAAGTATCTCAATAATGGGTGGCAACCTAACTTCACAGATGCTAGACAAAATTGGTATATCTCCAAAAAACGGAATGGAGAATATAAAGCTATGTTCAGCTACTCAGATAATTTTGGAGTTGTTTTCTTTAAGAGTGAATGCCTTGTAAATGAAGCCATCCGTCTGATGGGTGAAGATTATCTCAACGACCTTTTCTCAACCGACTGGTAATGGCAAGCTACGCTGAAATCAAAGCTAAGCTAGAGCAGGAAGGCAAGAAGATACGCAAGCGTTCATCCTATGATGAGCACAACTTGCAAGCCGCAGAGGTCAGGTATATCCGTGGGGTATATCCTGACCTTGAAGGAGTCTTCTTTGCCGTTCCTAATGGTGGCAAACGAACTTCCCGACAAGCCGCATGGCTGAAAGAAGAAGGCATGAAGGCAGGAGTATCTGACATGCTGCTCCTGAAGCGCACCTCTCAGTACGGTTTCCTCTGTATCGAAAACAAGACACCGAAAGGTAGGCAGGAACCCGAACAGAAGGTATTCCAGTATGATGTAGAACGACATGGTGGCAAGTACATCATTGTCCGCTCTTTAGATGAATTTATGAAAGCAATCGACAATTATTTAAATGGTGAACTATGACAGATGAAATCAAACAAGCCATCCAGCTTCTAAAAGAGAATGGCTACAAGGTAACTGCCCCTCCCAAGCAAGTCAAAGATGAATACACCTTTGAGAGAGCATGGGATTGGTACGACAAGAAGGTGGGCTGCAAGGAAAAGCTAGAGAGAAAGTGGAACTCCATGAGTCTGAAAGACCGCAAGGCAGCTATAGAGTACATACCTCTCTATGTAATCTCAAAGCCAGACAAGCAGTTCAGAAAGAACTTCCAAACCTTCCTTAACCAGCGAGGATGGGAAGACGAACTCATCGGAGCAACACCACCGCCAGCATCCGTTAACGAGAATCCTTCCGAAATCAGTCAACTCATCGCAAAGACGAGGGATGAACAGAACGTGACAAATGCGGATAAGGACAACGTTTTCAAGACACGCATCATTGGTATGATAGAGCTTCTGCAAAAGAATCCTCATAGCCTATGCCGAAAGCAGTTGGAGATATATCGTGATAACGGAACCTTGGAACGCTTGGGCATCCAATGGAATCCATAAACCACAAATCTGTTTACCAAAATGATAGCAATCAGTAAGTACAACAAGCAGCATCCTCTCAGAGTCTTTGAGGCATTCGCAGGATATGGCAGTCAGAGCCTAGCCTTCAAGTACCTCAAAGATAAGCATCCTGAGTTCGATTTCAAGGTAGTGGGCTACTCAGAGATAGAACCATCAGCCATCCAAGCCTACGGACTACTGCACGGAAGAGACATACCTAACTTTGGAGACGTGACAAGGATAGAATGGAATGAGGTTCCCGACTTCGACTTCATATCATGGTCTTCACCATGCCAAGATTTCTCCAATGCAGGACTTCGCCAAGGAGCAGAGGAAGGCAGCGGCACACGCTCGTCCCTTATCTTTCAGGAGAAAAGAATGCTGGCAGTCAAGAAACCAAAGTACGTTATGCTAGAGAACGTGAAAGGTCTACTCACAGATAAGATGAGGAAGTACTTCTTCCAGTACCTCAAAGACCTCGACTCCTTCGGTTACACCTCCTTCTACAAGGTACTGGACGCAAAAGATTATGGTGTACCTCAACATCGTGAACGCATCTTCGTTATCTCCATCCTACGCACAGAAGATGAGCCGAACCCAGAGTATCACTTCCCTTCTCCCATAAAGCTAGAGTCAACGGTTGAGGACATCTTGGAAGACAACGTATCTCCAGAATATTTCCTATCCCAGCCCCTTCTCGAAAAGTATCTCACAAAAGCAGACATCAATGAATCAATCGAAAAACTCTACCCCGAAGATAGCAATACCGAAAACTGCTGATGGATGCTCACCAACCATCACATCATCATTTGGTGCAGGAATCAGCATAGCCAATCTTCTTGGTGTTGACCATTTCCCTAAGGGGGGGGTGTTGATAATCAAAAAGTTACAAGCAGAAAACTCCTCATCAACTCAGACGTAGATGGTTTAAGTAGAACCATCCGAAGCAGCTATTACAAAACAAGTTTAGCCAACTATCTTGCACCAACTGGAAGTTGTGCCAACGCAATTTTAATCATCAAGAAATTATAATGTGCGACAAAATTATAAAGCTAGCAAACCTCCAAATCAAAGGCAGGATAGAGCAGCAGACCAGAGTCTACTCCACCAAGGGAATCTCCCCTACTCTCAATTCTGCTATGGGTCACGGAGGTAATTGCATCCCACTATTCTTAATCGTCAAAGAGATATGACATTCGTAACCATAATGAACAAAGAAATCATTCACACCGCACCAAACGGAAAGAAATACTCCATACAAATCAGGAAGTACACTCCAAGAGATTGTTTCCGACTGATGGGAGTTCACGAAGCTGATATAGACAAACTCCTGAGCAAGGAGAAGACTGGTCAACTCATTATCAGCAAGAGCAAACTCTATGCCCTAGCAGGAAATTCAATAGTAACCAACTGCCTGACCGCCATGTTCGAGGAACTGATATTCCCATCAGGGAATCACTACCACGACAAGACTGGTCAGCTATCACTCTTCTAGCTTATGGATATTTTTGGATATATCAAGATAGGCAAGCGTATCAGCAAAGCGCACAAAGCCATGTTTACCCACAAGACCATGGTAATATGGTACAAAGGCAACCCAATCATCGGAACAATGCACGATAGCTTGTGGTATCAACAAGACTTGAACGGAATGTGGGAACTATTAATGTTCCAGTCCGAAGTCACACACGTCTCATTTTTACCTTCGCCAAATGAAGACAGAGAAAGAAAAAATCCTAGCCATCATCGCTGAGATTCAGGCAGAGCGTGAAGCTGCCCACATCGTGCCGCCCCACGTCCTCACAGCCGAAATCATCAACAGAGGATTCCATAAACCTTATCAAGCCATCAACGAGTTATGTGATGAAGGCAAGATAAACTGGTGCCGCACCCTCAACGATATGGCATTCACTATCAGAAAATAATAAATCAAAACAATATGAAAATTATAACGCATAAAGAATTGGCATCCTTAGCAGAAGATGCTTTTAAGAATGCCGACAAGCATGGTTTCTATACTGAGAGCACAGAAATAGAAACCGCATTAATGCTAATCATCACGGAAATGGCAGAAGCTGTTCAGGCAGACCGCCACAATCGCCACGGAAGTATCGAAGACTATGAGAGCGAGATTCAGATGGGCAGAGATATTCCTACCGCCTACAAGAACGCTCTTGAAGGAACGGTTGAATCCGAGTTCGCTGATATTGCCATTCGTATCTTATCACTCTTAGGATGGATGAACAGCAAAAGCCCTATTAAAATAAATAGCAATTCTGTTCTTGCTGATGAATATGAAATTGGCAGGATTCAATACACGATTCAAAACAATATTCATAGGAGCAATATCGCAGCCGATTTATATCGGTTAAATGGAAAGTTTAGTTCGTTTGTTGATAATGAATCATCTTATTGGTTCGTATCAAAAACTCTACAGAATATTCTTATGCGGACTTTCGCAATCGCCCACAATCACAATATCGACCTGATGGAGCACATCAAGTTGAAAATGCAGTATAACGAATCACGTCCGTATCTTCACGGATGCAAATATTAGGAGGATAAAATTATGTTTGGAATAGAAAAGATTTCAAGAAGGTGCTTAATGACTTTTAGTGATGGCAGCAAGCTACAAGTTACCATCTACATTCCAAAGCCCACCAAACCCATCTTCCCTGAGCAGATGGAACGTCAGTTCATTGAGAATTTTAATAAATCGCAGCCTCTTGCAGTAAACAAGGTTGTTAAGTGTCACATCATGAGAAATTAAAGAGTATGGAAGATTTACCTATAGGCTCAGAAATAACCTTAAAGGTGGTAGAGACCGAGAAACCTGATTGTACTGGTTGTTTCTTTGATGAGATTATAAGCTGTATCAATATAGACATGTGCAATCGAATCAAGTGCGCATCAAATGAGCGAAAAGACGGAAAGAATGTTCAATTCAAAAGAGTGAAATAATCATGATAGACGATAAGAAAATAGAAGAAACTGCTAATAAGCATATTGAGACAGAGTATGCTAGATACAATAGTGGCGAGGTTGAGGAAGAAATGATTTGTCTTAGGGGCAAAGATAGCTTCAAAGAAGGTGCTAAGTGGGCTATCAATGAGTTCTTGAAGGACTTGTGGCATCAAACAAATAAAGAGCCAGAAGGATATGATGAATGGATATTGCTGCACTATAGTGTAGGTAACTATTATTCATTAGCCCAAGTCAAAGAATTCAAGTCTTGGAAAGGATTTGTTGAGAAAATGCCTATAGACGGGTGGCTCTATATTGATGATTTATTCGCATAGGAAGGAGGCAACCAATGAAAACATTTGTATTTGATATAATGCTCGACGGAAGATTCATCTGCACGTTAAAGTATAAATATTGTGCGCTCTTCCCGATAGATTTTGAAGATTTAGAAAAGTTCGTCCTCCAAAAGAGATCTACTTTGAAAGGTTATGATTTTAGAATTGTATTTTGATTATGAAACAGAAATTATTAAATATCAAGCACAAGTTAATCGCTTTATGGTGGTTCTTAACAAGAAAAAACTACTACCTTCTGTCATACAATGACAGAGAAGGCAAGTCTTTGGAAACCTATAACGTTGTAATTCCCGAGTTCATTGAATGGGTAAGAAAGAAGCATGGTGTTCCTACCAACCATGAGATAATCATGGAGTTGAAGAATATCGGCAACCTCTGTAGAAGCACAGATATTCTTGCATATAATGAGATTAAGGCATTGATTGAGAAACTTGAAAAGTAAAGCGTATGGAAAAGTTAGAATACATTCCAGGAGATTTGGTAATGGTAAAGAAGTCGGCACTTCAATTTGCTAAAGATAAAATATTTAAAGTAATATCTTCATTGAGTGGTGGCTTTGTTAAGGTAGTCATGTTAAACGATAGTAGTACAACATACTCTATTAGTAATAATGCTATTCGTCCGATTCCTATCACTCCAGAGATTCTAAAAAAGAATGGGTGGGAAAAACCTGATGGTTTTGATTCATATTGGCTTAACAAGATATGATTGTTACAAGAGGGTGATACATGGCATTCTGCTTTAGGTAGTACAAAAATTGCTATCACTCTTGGTAATATTCTGTATGTTCATCAACTCCAGCACCTTCTATTCGGGATAGGCATCAAACACGAAATGGAGGTATAGGTATGGATGCAATGTATCAAGTTTGCAAATACTGCAAGCATGCAAAACCAACTGAAACAGATTTACTTTATTTTTAGATTTGGAAACGGAAGGTATGTGAGCATGAAAGTTGTGACGGAGATTCTGAAAACTATTTTGAATAAGTTAATAACGCCTTCGGGCATAAAAGATAGAATATGACAGTAGAAGAATTGATTAACGAATTATCAAAGATTGATGATAAGACTATGAAAGTCAACTTCCCATATTCTCATGGTACACAAGAGAATGGGAACCCCATGAATGTTAATAGTATATCAGTATTTGATGATTGTGTTGTGATTTATTAACCATCCTGCAAAGGATATAAATATAAGTAATATGGGTAAACAAAGAAAGAACCCACCTTGTCCTGTTTTTGAGAATATTAGATGTAAATATTCTGTGCAAGGGCAAAAGTGTAGAATAGATGGGTGTTATGACCCAGCAGAAATTGATAGAAATAGTAATATTCATTCTAAAATATAATTAATATGGAAGATTATCAGAAAAGAATGCTCGATGAGCATAGTGAGTTGAAAGACCGTTGGCTAAAGTTGAATGCAGCTTTAGCTAAAGATGGCTTCCGTGAGAAAGTTGGGGACTATCAGTTTAAATTGATGAATGAGCAGTCGTTAGGTATGAAGAAGTACTACCTCGCTTTAACTGCTCGTTTGACAGATATGGGCTTGTTGAATGGTGACGCAATGCCTGAGAAGTAACTAACCACCCTTTCCTGCAACAGGAGAGGGTAAAAAGAAGAGAATATGGACTTAGTAATTACAATATTAGGTTGGATTGCATTAGGCGTTATATCTGCTTATCTGTTAGCAATAGTATGTAAAATAATCTTTGATGCTGCAACCGCTGATTATAAGTTATACAAGCATGTAAGATTGTGTCGCAAGAGATTGCTACGAAAGCGATATGAAGATTATGCTTGGCTATTATTCCAGTTAGAGAAAGATACGGAAGTTTTCAATCTTACTCATAACACAAGAGATTGGACTTTTGAAGATTGGAGAGAATTTTATCTTAAAAAAGCAAAGGAGGATAAGCAATGGACAAAGAAAAAATAAAATCAGCTATTGAAAAGACTATTAGTTATATGAATGGTAACTATTATTCAAAATTTGAAGAAAAAATGATTGTTGGTTACCTGAAAGAAGCACTTAAAGAATTGGAGGATAAATATGTGTAAAATAAATATCAAAAAGTCAATTCTAGAGATTGTCGAAAAAAACAATCTAGAAATTCTTAAAATAGACTTATACAATGATGAAGAATCTTTTGTTAAATTTGATGAATATTGTAAATTTTATGCTACTCTACAAGACTTAAATTTTGAGGTAGAATCAATCTTTATGTATGATAAAGTTCGTGGTATGGTTTATTGCCGAGATAAAGATACTAAAGAACCAGTATGGATAGTGTCTTGTGGTGATGAAGGTGGTTCTTGGTGGGAAGTTAATAGAGTTCCAGAGTTCTATAAGAATCAATTAAAACACTGAGGGATGAAACGAAACTCATATAAGATTAAATGTATCTTTATAGGTCATAGAGTATATGAAATGATTAATGGATTCTCAATCCGTGTCGATATTAATGTAAAAGAAGTAAATAAAGTATGATAGGAGATATAATCTTATTCTTAAAGACATGGTGGGAGCAAAATGTCACCTGTCGTCATGAGTATGTCCATAAAGAATATGGCAGAATCAACTTTGAAGAGTGTCGAAAGTGTGGAAGAATAAAAAATTATATAGGTTAGAGTATGGAAAAGATTTATAAAAAAGATATTGATAAAATAATGCCTATTCTTCAAGCATTAGAAAAAGGTAAGACTATTCAATTTGCAGCCCTTGTTAACGAATGGGTGGATTTAGATGGTGATAAGGATGGATTACTTCTTGAAACTCTTATAAATAATCCCCAAGCTTTTCGTGTCAAGCCAGAACCAAAGTATCGTCCTTTCAAGGATACAAAAGAGTGCTGGGAAGAAATGCAAAAGCATCATCCGTTTGGGTGGGTAAACGGTGTAAAGAAGGTTATTTTAGTGTCGTTTATGTCAATGACGAATAAGCTGGTCTGGGAGATAAGTATGATAGCTCCATTCTACTGGCTTCAAAAAATAGCTATACAGACAATACCTTTGTAGACGGGACTCCATTTGGCGTAAAAGTGGAGGAATAGCTTATGGCTGAATTGTTATTTGACATTTTTCTTTTTTCTTGTACGACTGCTATAGGGTTTATAATAGGATATTATTCACGAAAGTAAAATAGATTATGAAAATAGAAATCAAAAGAGTAACGGACTGGCAGCGAGTTGTGGATGCTGCTCGGTTCACACAAGGCAAGGAACCGCTGGGGCATGAGCCTAGCGATGAGTTCAAGAAACAGATGATTCTCAGCGAGCATTCTCCGCTCAGGGAATTGGAGTTCGATATTAAGATGTATGGTATACCATATTGGGTGAGTAACCATTTTGTTCGCCACGTTCATGCTCAGCCATTCGTCTCCACATCTAGACCAGATATTACTGGCTCCAAGGTGTCACGCCACGATATGCGTCAGGATGATTTGGTCAACTTGCAGCTATCCCTCAACGCTCAGGAGATTATCAATATCTCGAAGCTGAGACTCTGCAACAAGGCATCCAATGAGACAAGAGAAGTGTGGTATAAGGTACTTGATAAGTTGGCTTGTATCGAACCTTTGCTTGCTTCTGCTTGTGTTCCACAATGCGTATACAGAGGGTTCTGCCCTGAGTCAAAATCATGTGGCAGAACTAAGACAAACTTTTTTTTCTTCATGAGAAAATACTACAAAAATCTTAAATTATATACTGCCAAATAATGAAATATCCAAAATTTAACGTCAATGAATTTGTCGGTGGGCACTTCGAGTACACCACTCCATGCCCATTCGGCATTCAAGGCAAGTACACCCATGAAATACTGATGGTAGGTAGCCTTGCTTGCCAACGATGCGAGCACTTCCGAGGTATCAACAAAGAAGATGGTATCGTATCTTGTGGAATCGAATAGTTTTAAGAGTGCAGCCTATCTGCATTCTTCTTAATAATTAATCAAATTTTATATATGAATACAAAGAAAATTTCAATCATTCAGCGTATCAAGGAAAAATTCCTTGGTAAGCAGTTCTTTATTGCAGTAATCGCTAACAAGGGAACCAGTTCCTACTTCGTTAACTCTACCATCTACCGCTCAGAGAAGGAGGTGAAGGCTTACAAGAAGTACATCACCACAGACGAGCGTATGAAACAGAGCTTCGATTTCGTAGGCTATTATGGTTTCCGTTCTAAGTTCGACTTCCGCATTCCTCTTAGCGGAAAGCCAGTATCAGTTGAAGAGGCAAAGAAACTGGCAGAGAAGTAGTATGGGAAAGTTGATAGACCTTACTGGACAGCGTTTCGGCAGATTACTCGTCTGCCGAAAATCTGACAAAGAGAACCACCAGCATGGTGCGTTCTGGATATGCAAGTGTGATTGTGGCAGGGGTTGTACGGTTCTAGGTTCTGCTCTTCGTGACGGACGAACCAAATCATGTGGCTGTTACCGCTCAGAGCGAGCATCTGCCATCATCACCAAGTATGGCAACCGCAATGGCAGACCCAAGCGGAAAGAGAAAGTTAACGGATAATATACATTTTATCACTTTTCATATTATATTTGCAACATGAAATTCAAGTATTTAATAGATAAAGTCAATGGTTTCAGGCACCGCAACGTTTTTGTGGTACTGGACGGAAGAGCCAACTCGGTCACGCTCTCCAAGGGCATCTATGACCACATCATGCAGAAGGAGCGAACAGACAATTCCATCTTCGTGTTCAGGTTATCTGACCGAGGTACATACGGATTCTGCATGCGTGAGGACTGGGAAGAACTTCGCAAAGCCAACACCGCCTTCGCTCAGCTTCAATTTAATCAGAAGTATAAGAAGGTAGGTTTCAGAAGTGACTACCCTTCCATCACCGCCATCCTTGATGAGTACAACCTTCCTCTCAACAGAATGGTTCGCCTGACTTGCATCCCACGCAAGTCAGCCAAAGGCGAACCTTATTACGAAATCATGCGACCAAACTTAAATTCGAGCACATGGCAACAAGACAAGAAGTAATACTCAAAGGGCTTACCCACTCTCCATCCGACTACGATTGTCAGGATGGGGAGTTGGCAACCTGCCTCAACCTCATCAACGAGGATGGGGCACTCCACCCTATTCAGCAGCCGATAATAGTAGAGAGTAGCAAGAATATCACCATATACCAATATAGTTCAATAGAACTGGTTCATAAGGTGACACACAATCAGGCTATTCACTCCCACTATATCATACGTTCCTCAGACCCACAAGATAGGGAAAGATGGGGATGGATAGAGCAGGATTCTGCAGATGATACACCTACAGAGTTCCTGCTTGGCGATGATTTCCACGTCAACTCTGTTTGCGCCATCGGAAACGTCTTATGCTTTGTTGGTATTAAAACTACCAAATATGCTATATGGAAGACTGGTTCTTATCTTATTTTCGGAAAAGATGATTTGCAGTTTGGTATTGAGATTGCCAACACTTATCATCAAGACCTTACCTTAAAGGTAGAAGCTGGAGATGATTTCTACAAATACTTTATTGTAGAGGATGGAAATCTCAATTTGTACTACAATACAAGTGCTATTGGTACGAGGAAGATGTTTACAGACCTTGATGCGATTGCCAACAAGAAACTTGCAGAACTCGGAACAGAGTATCTCAAAAGAAATGTTTTCGGTGTGGCTGCTCTTCGTCTTTACGATGGTACATACATCAATATATCAAACCCTTTTGTTCTTCCTAGTGCAGAGTCTAACGCTGTTTCTAGAAAGATAAACATATACAAAGACCCAGTAAAACCTGATGCTCCAAACGGAAAGACTATAACATCAGGTGTCGGCATCAACAAATACACCATAGAAATTAGAGAAGTTGGCAACTTGCAGCAATACGAGGATATTGTTCAGGGAGTTGATATATTCCTCACCAATGGCGAAAGTTTCTATCAGATAGATAAATCTTATAAAATAATCCGTACTGCTGATTATGGAGATATAGACTACGTGCTTTTGGATGATATGAACGCAAGAGACGTTCACGACACAATCGGCAATATGCCTTTCTATCATTCGATATTCATTCCTCTTAGTGAATTTGAACATCCGAAAGTTGTTAAGAGGCCAACGCAAGCAGAGGAAAACATTTCTCTTGCCGACCTCAACCGAATAGCATTTGGCGGCACTACTGCTATTACATACAATAACAGACTGCACATCGCTGGCATCAGAAAGAACATAGATTCCAGTTTGGTTCGCCAACCATACGGCTACAAGAATGAAGAATATCTTACTGCCATATACGAGATTCCGACAAACAACGGAACATACTATCTGAACGGATATATTGGTAACTATCAGGATATTATCGCTGTGCCAATTAGTGATGTGAAAGAGATTGTCGTTTACGAAAAACGCACATCTGGGTATCGTAAAAAACGTTTTAAATTATATAGCCCTTCTAATTTTGGCTTGTCATTTTTCGTGCAAACTCTAACTGGAGGTATTGATGATATTATGGGAGGCGATTGGTATGATATTACGGAATCAGACTGGAATGCAATCAAGCAGAAAGCAGATAGTTTTGCCGCATCAAACTCAGATGATTCTTACCAGCCTTCACTTATCAGAGTGAGCGAAGCTGAGAATCCTCTAGTCTTCCCTGCCAAGAATAGTGTTCAGGTTGGCTCATCCATCGTTAGTGCAATGGCAGCAAATACCCGACCAATCAGCGAAGGTCAGTTTGGTGATGCCCCACTCTACGCTTTTACCGATGAAGGTGTTTGGGTATTGATGCTTGGAGAAGAAGGAACCTATATTGCCCGACAGCCAGCCAACAGAGATATTTGCTCTAACCCTAAGGGTATATTGCAGATTGATGATGCAGTTCTGTTCCCTACCGAGCGAGGTATCATGATGCAGCGAGGACGAGAATCTGAGTGCATTACCGATGTATTGGATGGCTTTCCATTCGACTTCACTCTAATATACAGCTATTCCAAGAAAAATCAATACTACCCTATCTCTATTCTTGAACTACAAGATTTTGAAAATGGAGAAGTAGCCTATGTTAGATTCAGGAAGTATCTGAAAAATGCCGACATGATTTACGACTATTACGATAGTCGTATCATCGTCTTCAATCCTAGCTATGACTATGCGTATGTGTATTCCCTGAAAAGCAATTTGTGGGGAACGATGGTGAATGTGTTCGCAAAGCGAGTTAATAGCTACCCTGAGTCATACGCTATCAACGGTGCAGGAAAGATTGTTAATGTTTACGTTGAAGAACCGAGCGACAACATTCCTTTCTTTTTCTGCACGCGACCATTAGCGCTTGGTCAGGGAGATAGCCATAAGACTATGTTTACTTGTCTTATCCGTGGTTATTGGACGTGCGACTCCAGCAAATCTAACGGACAGATTCTTTTTGGAAGCAACGATATGAAACATTGGTTCTATATCGGTTCTTCTATAGACAATAGTCTTAGAAACTTGGTTGGCTCTCCATACCGCTATTTCAGAGTTGCCGTCATTGGTAAGATGAACGCTGATGAAAGCATCAGCAGCATTTCTACTGCTTTCCAACCAAGATGGCAGAACAAACTTAGATAAATATTTTATTGTCATGTTAATACAATAAAGGGAAGCAGTCCGTGATGGATAGCTTCCCTTGCTTTATCTTAGCCTTAAACGACTAATCATTTAAAATGGATGCAAAGCGATTCTTGCTCTAACAGCCGAGCGGTTGCTTGCATCCTTAATCTTCTGTTTCTTATCCTCAGCCAGTGCCCAGAATCTATCAGCACCATCAGGAAACACAATCATTAACCATTCATAAAGGCATTGGTTCACGATATAGTCATGCAAGTAGACGGTCATGGTATGTACACTTGTCTTAGAAAAACCTTGCGGCATCCTCATCGCCAAGTAGTAGGCATCCTCATCGTTGGTAGGCGAACCTATACACTCTTCCCACTCGTTGGAATCAAAGCCGCCACCGAGCATTTCCACCTTGGTGAAACGGAAAAGCATTTCTCTGCAATCCTCTACTGCTGAGTCTAGAATCCTTGCTAACTTATCTCGGTTTCCTTCCTCTGATACGTCAAACACATTCTTTAATTGTTTTGCATCTATACCTTTCTGCTTGGAATAAGAATCAGCAAAAGAAAAAGCAGTATTCTTGATGTCATATACCAACTCATTCTTTTCCAACTCTATCATCACTTTATATCCTTTATTACAATACCTCATATCCTATCCTCCTATCTTGTTGGTCTTTTACGTGTATAAATGATTGCGTCAATCTTTAGCAGCAAAACGTTTGCCTTGGAGAGATAATCTTCCACCTTATCCTTATAGACTACTGAGCACCATTCTGCTACTATTTTGTTGACTACATAACTAAAAACCGTTGATTCTAAGGTCTTAAATAAACTCTCATTAAAAAGGCTGCTTACTCTCAGACCAAAGACCTCGTTGCTGCCTGAGTCACACTTCTTCCATACAAGAATACTCTCCAAGGCTACGGAAACATCATCAATGGAATCTTCCCAAAAGCCTTCCAGCATTTCTCTATCAGCTTCCGTCACAAACACTTGGTCATACAGACTTTTTCCGTTTTTATCCAAGTTCTTTCCTCCTATGTAGGCAGTAGTCTTTGCCACCTCCTCATAGATGTCACTTTTCGTGATTGTCAATGTGAAATTTGCCATTCTTTATCTTTTTATAGAGTTTATAGCCTAATACGATTAACAGCATGCAGAGTGCCCCAAATGACCATACTGCATATTTCAACTGAAACTGCTCCCACTTGGAGAGTTGTTTTTCAACTGGGTAGGGAACTGGGATGGAATCTCTTTTCAGGAAGGAATCCACCTTCACCTTATACACATTTTTATAAATGCTCTTCTCATGCCATCGGTCAAGAAAGCAAGTATCTCCCTTCTGTCTGAGAAAGATGGAATCACGCACAAAAACGCTGTCAGAAGTATGCAGCGTATCGTGTTTTACTACGTCCCGACATATAACTTTTTCCATCGGGACGTATTTTGTCTTGCATCCCGACAGAAGAAAATCCACCAGCAAGATACCAATCACGTAGAGTGCTACTTGCCAAAAATCAGTATCGTACCATTTTACTTTCATAGGCTAAACATTAAAGACCTTCTTTGCTCTTGTAAGAAACTTTCGTCTTGATTTCAAGCCGTTGGTTCCACCATTGATTGTCTTGGTAATAGCCACGAAACTATCACTATCAGCCAGTTTGTTCAGGTCATGTTTCCACCACCACCACATAGCACTCTTCGTTGCTCCTAGCGGAAGCTCCAGCAACTGAGGATTCTCCATGATGTCACCAGTGCAATACTTGCTGTTCTGATAAGCCTGATAGTTGGCTCTGCCAGTAATCTGAATCAATCCCCTACCCCGATACTTGTAGCCATCACCATCTTTAAGGTTGCCGAGCATGTTCTTCAACTTGCCCACATCATACCTATGGAAGTAGTCCTTGTTGCCGAGTTCCTTGGTGTATCTCAGTTCACCACTTTCATGTGCAATTTGAGCCAAGAAATGAGCCATTCGCTTAGGAGTATCAATATGGAACACCTCAGCATAGCCATTGATATAAGGAAGAAACGCATCCATCTTATCCTTGGCATTCGGCATAATAGCCAAAATCTGTTCTCTTGTTACCTTCATATTACTTGCCCTCCTTCACTTGTTTCAGCATACTTGCGAGTTCATCCTTCACCTTGCTCTCAAAGTTGCCTAGTTTTGTCTTGAAATAAACGTTTACCCCGAATATTGCTCCAGAGTAAACCAATGTCTGACTGACATACCACAGCACACCATCAGACACCACATAATTGTTGAGAAAGAATGATAGGAAGGTGAGTACAACACCACTCACTAGCATTCCTATAGCTGCACCATATTGCAATCCTTCACGTACATTTGGAGTCATATCTTATATTTATATATTATTAATAATATGCAAAGATAAGAAATGATTCCCAATTAGTTACTTTATCCGTTTATTGTGTGCCATATTTTGCTGGTAGGATGCAAGCAGTCAGGGTCTTGCAGATACTCGATAGCCATCAAAACCACCATTTCCTTCAACTCATCAGCATCTTTGCTATATCGCTCCAGCATCACATGATGGTCACTTCTCATCAGGTTCATAGTAACAGCCAAATCATGGATGGTGTAATCAGATATATCATCCTGATGCTTGTCAAAGGCTTCTCTTATCTCCTCGTCCGAGAAGAAGGGAGCCATGTGCTTGGTTCCGTCAGCATCCTCATACCACATCTTGCTGATAGCATCATCGGCAAAGTGCTTATCAAAATGCTCTTCGCTCAACACACCATACACCATCGCACAAAGATGATGTTCCTCCACATCGCTCAACTTGCATGAGAGATACTTGCCGACTGCCTTAGCTATAGCCAACATCTGTTCAGGAGCCATTTCCTGCTGATACTTTTCTACGAAATCTACGAAATTCATACCTATACAAATTAAAAGTTTATGATGTTGCAAAGATACGAATATCTTAAACGCAGCACCATAAACTCGTAGACATTTCTGTAGCTATCTGAATATCAGACAAATACAATTACGATAAAAACACCTCATTTCTTTATTCGTCCTTAAATCTGGTTCTCTTCTCTCCACCCCTCGTCCAGATGTCGTTTTTCTTGCGTTTCGCCACCTTTCCGATAACGTCATTCTCGTAAAGTTCGGGCTTATTCTCCCTACCTTTGGTCTCTGAAGCAACACCACCATTCGGGTTGCCACCTTGGCTGGCATCAGGTTTCCCATTGCCATACCATTCCTTGTCACTTGGTTTGTCTGCAATCATAACTATAAACTATTAACTATTAACTATAAACTAAGCAGCAAGCGGTGGGTTCTGTCCGTCAGGACTCACTCCCTGACCGCTCATCATCTGCTGCAACATCGCCTGAGCCTTCGGATTGCTCTGTGATGCCTGAGCAACTTGGGCTTGAAGCTGAGGAGAGAATCCTTGTGGAGTCTCACCATTCTGAATGGCTTGCTGGTTGGATGCAACCGATTGCAACAACTCCTCTCCAAATGGGAAATCTCCTACTTGCAACAACTGCTCCAGCGTGATAGCCTGATTCTGCCATAAGGTCATAAGGAACTCATTTGCCATCTGTCTGTATACAGGAGTAGCCGTACTTTCCGTGATGTTGATGTCAAACTCAACGTCTCGTATCTTCTTAGGGTCGTAGTGTACAATCTGTCCTGCCCTACCCACGATATTGAAGTTACGAGCCACGTCATAGTACTGCTGCATATTCTTCACGGTCTTGTAAGCACCATCAATGATGAACTGGCTGAATGTCTCCAATATATCAAGCAGCGACATGGTAGCATTCTGTGTCTGCTGTGCATAGAGCGAACCGCTCGTACCTGATACTCCTGGTTTACCTTGCAAGGCTCCGTTCACTCCCGATATATCCTCAAAGAACTTCAACTGATAGCTGAGCAAATCACCGATACCGATGTTCGTAGAGTTATTCGCCACTTGCTGAGGAACCTGACCGCTCTTGTTTGGCTTGTATCTCACCACACCATTGAACCTACTCCACTCATCGCAGAAATCATCCCAACTCATATCATCAGGCAGACAATTCTCAGGACAGAGCAGCACACCCTTGGCACTTGCACGCATGATGAAGTCATACATCGTGATAAGTCGGTTCACGTATCTCTGCTGGTCAATCACATCTTCCACGAAGCTGTGAATCTCGCCATCAATAAACGGATAGAACTTAAAGCAGTATGGATGCTCACCATGAGCATAAGGGGTCTCGCCTTCTCTTAGAATATCACCAAAAGGAGAAAGGTAGTAGAAATGCCAGTAATCATCCATAAACCACTCGGCATCAATCAGAGGAATATCCTCTTCCAGCATGCCAGCAGCCATACCTCGCCTGATTCTGTCTCTGTTCTCTGCATCTACAATATCAGCCTTATCCTCAATATCAATCTTGAAATCATCGCCATTGTTGTAGTCGTGGCATCGGTACCTTGGCTTACTCTCCTTGCGCCAAACCTCAATCACTCGGCAGAGTGAAGGGTTGGAAGGATTCATAAAGTCGATAGTCTTAGGGTCGAACTCACCGAATCGCTGGGTGCAGTCTGCAATCACGAAATCTCGGTTAGCCGCCAACCGGTATATCTCCTTCAACTTACGAGCCTCAGCAGGAGACTTGGCAAACTCTCTCAGCACGTTGCCGATGGTAATGTCATGCACCTCACCCAAACAACTCACGTCCCAACCACGGAAATCCCTCATATTGTTGTCTATGAAGAAATTGTTCGGATTCACGTAGTCAGTCCAGCAATCCAACCTGCCTCTTCGCCATCCATACTTTTTCTTATAGATAGCAGCACCGCTTATTAGGAACTCTTCCATGGTTCGGGCATCCAGTTCCGTCTCTCGGTTCAGTTGTCGGTTACATTGCAGCACCACGCTCATGGTCTCACCATATCGTTTTTCATCCTTATCTCTGGCATTGCATGTTGGTTCCTTGCTCTGGGAGCGATATACACCCAGCACATTCTTCACCAACCTACGGATAAGGTTGTTCTTCAATGGTTCGCTACCCTGCTCACGGATATAGTCTTCCTCCCTGATACGCTTAGTAAAGCCACACTTGCTTTTGAACTCAATGGTATCGCCCCACTGGTCTCCATAGCAGTATCGCTTGTTTCTCAGTCTTCGCTTTCGGAAGTTATCCATGTTGTTATAGTATCGTTGAGCCTCCAGCAAGATAGAGAAGGCACGCTCGTATGGCTTGTCAAATCGGTTCTTGGATGCCTTCACGCTATCCAGTTCTTCCTTGTCAAGTACCCTACTCAACGATAGCAGTTTGGTTTCTTCTTTCTTCTTTGCCATAATTTATGATGTTGTAGGTTCAACAATATGTGCCAACTTTCTAGCCACTCCAAGGAATCCGCTTGCAGTATCGGTATCTCCAAGGCTGATACAAGCGAGATAGCCAGCCATGTATAAGATGGCATCTTTCAGGACGGAAGGCAGACTGATTTTCTGTTCGGTAGTGATAGATGGAACCTGAACGTAGATGAATGCCAATGTAGCATCCTGCTTTTTACTAGTATATAGTTCGATACTCTTGCCGTTAGCCGTATGCACGATAGCCGCAATCGGTCGCTCAGGATTTCCCCTAACTCCATATTTGCAGTTCTGATACTTGTAGGCATCATCGCTCTCTGAAATGATTGTAGCAGGACGGTTCCAGTCTCCTGCCTTCACAGAAAGGATTCTCAACATATCGGTAGGCAAAACCATCTTACCCACGTAATAGCCGTTGCTATCATCCGTCCACGTTACATCATTCGTACACGAAGTACCTTCCACCATATATTCAGGAGAATCCGAAAGAATGATTCTTGCTGCATCTACGATTTTACTCTCAATAAGTTCTGCTTGCGAGAGTGTATCAGAATCGTCAGGAGCCAGCAAGCCAGCAGACTCTTGGTTTCTATCCAAGAGCACCTTCACCTCTTTCACTAAATCAGATACAGCATATTCTACCATTACTCTAAACCTTCTAGTTCAACACCATTTTCTTTAGCAATCGCCAAGATGTCTTCCTTGGTCTTCATCTTGGAACGGCTCACACCATAGGTCTCAGCCAGATAGTCCTTGGCATCCTCAACGTCTGTCACTACGTGGGTCTTCTTCTCGTCAGCCACTTTCTTCTTTGCCTTAGCAGCAGCCTTCTTCTTGGCTTCCGCAGCTTCCTTCTTCTCGTCAATACTCTCCACCAAGAAGAACTTGTCGTTGAACCAATAATGAGACTCGATAGCCTTCTGTACCTTAGGGTCTCTTGTCATATAGACACTGCTGCCCATGGTCTTACCCTCAAAAACAATACGCATCCGCTCGTTACCTACCATAACGCTGAAAGCCAAATCAGTACCTGCTTGATATTTATTAAACATGATTATACCTTATTTATATAAGTGTTACTAAAAAAGGGATGGGGCTAGTGCCCACACCCCTCACTATTTGATGAATAAATTGCAATTCTACTTGCTTTTAGGCAGCAGCCTTTGTTCCCTCTGTATCAGAAAGGCTATCTGATGCAGGAACCGCAGCAAGGCGCATACGAGCGTGTGCCTTAGGGTACTTCAAGTACAGACAAGCTACCTCCTGAATAACTACTGCATCGGTGTTACGGATGCCAGCCTTCTTCAAGTCGAGCACGTTTCGAGTCCAAGACAAGTGTACTCGCTTAACCAAGAACTCAGGGTCAAGGGCAAAGCCGCAGTCGCTCATGCCGAAGATGTCAAACAACTCAGAGTGAATCATCAACACCTCACCGAAGTCAGTCTCCCAACTCTTGAACTTCAAGTCCCAAACCTCAACGGTGTCCTTCAAGCGGAACTTGTCAGAATCAATCTTACTGAATGCGCTCACGAAATCTGAACCAGCGATAATCACCTTGCGCTTGTTGCCGATACCAGTACCAACAAACAAGTCTTTTGAAATGTCAACCAACTCCAAATCAGTAATCACTCGTTCATTCTTGCCGTGGCCCTTCTTAATATCGTCAGCAGTAGCAACATGACCTACCTCAATATCCTTACCAGCCATCCACCAAATACCCTTGGTAAACCACTGGGCAGAGTTGTTCTTGGTAGTATGCTTGATACAAGCCATATCACCGAAGAGATAAGTACCTTCCATCGCAAGACGCATATCATAGATACTATCCTCCTCGATGTCAGAGAAATCCCAGTCTACTCGCTTAGCTGCAATCTTATTAAAGGTACTCTCCTCTACCTGAATCATGAAGTTCTGGCAGTACTGAATCTCAGAATCAGGAAGGTTGTTGAAACGACCTGTCTGTACATCCAACTCACCGCAACTCTTAGCCATACGGATAAGTACCTGACCCTTCTTCAAAACAGGAATACCGATAGCCTGCTTGCTGACCAACTCACCATTTACAGCATACACAATAGGATAACCCTCTGTATCTTTACCGCAAACGCAAAGTTCCAAATCAGGAGTAGGAGCATCTGTAATTGTTGAATAGGCAACACCCTTATAGTTGGTAATAGCCTTCACACCCACCACTCGGATGGTATCATCCAAAGTAAACATTTCAGGGTCTTCTACCTTCAATACCATAGATGTACCAGTACTATTCGTGGTATCCTCCTTGACGGTTGTCTTGATAGGACGTGTACCGATACTCCAATACTCAACTACAAACGAACTAGCAGACTTGGTTGTCGCATAGCGTGAAATCTGGTCAACTGGAGTAGCCATCGGACGAATCTTGGTAATCTTGTCGTTGATGTCGTTCTCATAGAACTCCGTACCATTCTCGTTAAAGTGCTCACGACCTTTTCCCTCAGTAGCGATACCATCATCCTGACGAGCCGCACCACCATTGCCAGCATCATTGGCAGCAGTAGCACCACCAGCTTCCGCAGCATGACCACTCTCGGTAGTACCGCCATCAGGCAGAGCCGCCTCAGCCATGATAACCTGACCATTCACTCCAAAAATAACTGCCATAACCATCAGGAAGACGGAAAGCAGCCGATTAAATGTACTTTTCTTCATTGTTATCCTAAATTAATTAAACATTATATATTATCTTTTTACCTTTTCTCATTATCGAATGTGTGTTCTCTTCTCGTTGCCACGCTGCCAGATATTACCCCTACGTGATATTCTACCAACAGCACCAAGGTCAGGCTGATTATCCGTAGGCTTGGTCTCCGCATTGGCAGAATCAAGGTCGGCAGTACCATCGCCCTTCTTTCTCAGTTCAAGGTTCTTTACGTGCTTGCTGTTCTTACCACGAACCTCTCCCTCATGGGCTGCATCAGCCACATCAGTATCATGGTTCTTAGCCTTGATGAAAGCAGTAATCATTTCCTCAGTAAACTTGCCAGTCACCACATTGCGCATAGTCTGAAAACACTGGTCGATGGCATCGTTCACAGCTTCCTCGCCATACTTCTCTTCCAACTTGTCGAACACCTCATAGCTGGAAGGCATGTTCTTGTCATACTCCTCCTGCAACTTCTTGCCGTTGGCAGCATTCTGCAAGAACTCCGACTGAGCCGATGCAATTTCGTCCGCATTGTCAGGGTCTGAATAGTAATCAATGGCATCCTCACCATGTGTACGAATCAACTCAGCGTAAGGACTCTTGCCAGCCTTCATCGCTTGTAGGAAGGTAGCCGCCTCAGGGTCACTACCCAGCCAATCGCCCATCGCCTTTTCATTATCCTTGTAACCCTGCAAAGCCTTCTGGTCGGCATCATAATCATCATTGATGGCTCCATACATAGCCTCATCATCCGCATACTCCGTATCAGGGTGACGGGTCTTCAAACGCTCCAAAGCCAAGTCTCTCTTGGTCTTGGTATCTTGCTGTTTTGCAGCACCAGCATTCTGCTCAATATTTGTATTATCGTCCATATATATATGTGTATATTTATAAATCAATGCCCAAAATTAATGCTTTTTTCCGATTTTCATCTTTTATCCGTTAATTTAGTCTAATCGGATGCGACTAATTCAATACTTTTTTGTATATTTGCAGGGTCAGATATGAAATATAAGGATTCACGATGCTATTTTATAGAGGAACGTGATGCTGATTTATTGAGGGCTTACAAAGAAATTATTAATGTAAGAGACAATATCAGACTCTCAGAGATTGAGGAAAAACTAGCCCAATCTCCGAGCAGAAGATTTTGGGTTTCAGAAGACCGTGCTTATATAGTCATATTAGACTTACTGAAAGGAAAACCTCTTGATAACATGATTCCTACCCGAAAGGAAATGTATCAGGAGATTTTCAGACGATTCCAGATTCATAAGAGTAATGAGCCATATCTCAGTAATATGGATATTATCAAACGTGTATGTGCTGAAAAAGCACCCAGTTTCTATTTGACTCCTCAAAGCATACACGTAATTCTTAGCAGGGTGAGAAAGGAGGAGAAGCAAAGATGCTACGAGAGACGAAAGAGAAGATTGCGCTTTATGCTGGGTACATTATAATAATGTGTATCACTTTTCTTGGATATGATGGCATGGGTCTCTTTGACGATTGTTCTATTCAGAACCGACTAAGCTACCCTTTCTTTCATCAGAACATCTTTCATGCTGCCATCAACCTTTATGTTTTCCATCAATGCTACCGAGCCATCCCTTGTGGCATCGGTCACTTGGTGGCATTCTATCTTATAGCCATCAGCTATCCCTTCACCTCATCCCTACCAATCATCGGTCTAAGCGGCTTTATCTATGCTTACATGGGCTTTATCGCCCCTTACGTGGAGAATAAGGTAAGATACAATCTCACCATTCTCCTATATATCTGTGTTGGAATCTTCTTCCCTTGCATGGCAGTTGGAGTCCACATCTATTGCTATGTACTTGGTCTGTTGTGGGGATATTTAAATGCACCGCTATGCCAAGACAAGTAACCGCCAAACTGACTGATGCTGTAGACAAACATGTATTGGGCATCCTGAAAGAGAACGAGAAACGCATCAAGGAAATCAACACACCATTCAATCCCATCAAGGGTGAAGGTTGTGGAGATAAGCGATTCCTGCTCTTCCTTCCTGATTTCCCGATTCAGAGACAGCAGCTTCCAGTTTCCATGAAGAAGATTCCGCTCGTCAAGATGCTCATCGAGTTTGGTAGCTGCAAGGCAGTAATCGAGGAACTGCACAATGATATAGACGAGCCATACAACCTAGAGGAAGAAATTGAGCAACTGGTAGAGCAGTTCACTCGCATCAGAATGAAACACGACCCTTTCTTCTTCTTCGCCACATTCATCTATATCAAGCCGAAAGGTGGAGGTCTCCCCTTTCGCTTTGTGCTCAGAAGACCGCAGCGCAGACTGCTCAGGTGGCTGGAGGAGCGAAGAAAGAAGAATCGCCCTATCCGACTCATCCTGCTGAAAGCCCGACAATGGGGAGGTTCTACGGTTATTCAGATGTACTTCCTCTGGCTGCAACTCATGTGGCAGAAGGGTCTCAACTCGCTCATCGTGGCTCAGGTGAAGGACACTGCAGAGACCATCCGTGGTATGTTCGAGGAAGCTCTGAAAAACTTTCCTACCAAGTTCCTCTACGAAATGGGAGAAGCATTCTCTGAGAACGAACCGAAGTTTGTTGGAGTAGGAACATCAGGTAATGTAAAGAAGGTTCCTCAGCGATTCTGCAAAATTAAGGTGGGTTCCATGGAACGACCATTGTCAGCCAATGGTGAAGACTACAACTTGGTACACCTTTCCGAGGTTGGTTTGTGGAAAAAGACGGATGGTAAATCTCCTGAGGAGGTTGTACAGAATGCTACCAATGGTATCTTGTACCGACCATACACGATGATTGCCTATGAATCCACAGCCAATGGTACTGGCAACTTCTTCCACAAGGAGTGGCTTGCAGCAGTCAAGGGAGAATCTCAGTTTGAGCCGTTCTTTGTTCCTTGGTACGAGATATACGATATGTATCATCTTGAATTTGAAAGCAAGAAACAGAAGGTTGAGTTTGCCAAATGGCTATATGAGAACCGCAACAATACCAATACGATGTCCGACCGAGAGGAGCCATGTACCTATCTTTGGAAGTTATGGACACTGGGTGCTCCACTGGAAGCCATCAACTGGTATATTGCCGAGCGTAAAAAGTTCACCGACCATGCCGACATGGCTGCTGGCTACCCTACCGATGATATTGAAGCATTCAAACATTCAGGAGCCAAGGTCTTTGCAGAGGACAAGGTTGACAAATTCCGCAAGGGATGCCGAGCACCTAAGTTCATCGGTGATGTTTATGGTGATGGATATAAGGGCAAGAAGTGTATGCAGAATGTCCGATTCTGTGAAGACAAGCAGGGGCAGTTGTGGATATGGAGCAAGCCTGAGACCTTTGACGATTGTAAGGTAATAAACCGCTATCTGGTCGTAGTGGATATTGGTGGACGTAGCAAGAATGCCGACTGGTCTGTTATCTGTGTCTTCGACCGCTATTGGATGATGGAAGGTGGCAAGCCGTATGTGGTAGCCCAATGGTATGGGCATATTGATATGGACTTGCTGGCATGGAAGGCGGCTCAGATAGCCAAATACTACAACGATGCTCTGTTGGTGATTGAATCCAACACCTTGGAAACGAAAGACAAAGAGCACATCTTGGAAGGTGGTGACCAGTCTGAGTTCATCCTGAATCAAATCAAGGACGTATACGACAACCTCTATGCACGCAAGCAGAGCGAATCGGACATCAAGAATAAGGTTCCAGTGAAGTACGGATTCCATACCAACGTGGCAACCAAGCCGATGGTTATCTCAGTATTGGTTCAGGTTATCCGTGAACAACTCTATGTAGAGCGAGACGATAGATGCTTAGATGAATATCTCACCTACGAGAAGAACGGAACCGTATACGAGGCAGCAGACGGAAAGCACGATGATTTGCTCATGACCAGAGCCATCGGACTCCACATCTGTTTCAATGAAATGGAAATGCCTAAGATGATACAGAATCAGGCAAGAGTAATGAGAAGAAAGGTTTCTGTTTCGGCAGCAACCATCATATAGTTTCAAACAATAATAATTACGATTATGAAAGTAACAAAGATTTTCAAGCGCATCAAGTGCGAAATCATGTACCGCCAAGCTACGGCTAAGGCAGACTACGCATCCAAGAAGAACAATGGTGAAATCTTCTATGTTCTTCCTACGCAGAAGGGCAACCTCATGATTATGAACCGCAATCTCTTCGAGGCATTCAAGAAGACCAAACTGGTAGACAACGACATGAAGGTCAGAGACCTATTCAAGGATTGTGTCTACCATACCAACTGCAAGAGTGAGAAGGGAAAGCGCAGCCGCAAGCGCAAATTTCTCAGATGGAAGGGCTTAATCTAAAATTTTTCTGCCCTAAATAAACGGATAAAAGATAGGTGGAGAAAATTCTGCCTATCTTTGCCTATTATTAATAATGTGTATCAAATATGATTTATAAAATAGTACAAGGAAATAGTTTCAAACTCCACATCATGGTGCGGAAGATGGACGTATCGAAAGAGTTCCAGCGACTCGTTGATTTCGATATGAATCTAGCCACCGACATCAGAGTAGAGCTATCGGGCTGTTTCTGCAATACAATTTCTGTTCCAGTACAAGTAGCAGGAATCCAAGGCAACGTACTGATATGCGACATACCTTCCACCCTTGATTACGGAAACTACAATGTCAGGGTATCATGGAAGTATGATGGTAGCGAAATGGTCAGCATTGAGCGAAACCTTCTGAGAATCGTAGAACACAACTCTATGAGCAATGTGCCTATCGGTATCACGGAAGGTGAGCATACTGGCTTATTCAACCTTCGCTACTACATCGTGACCGACAACCAGTCAACTTGCCCAGTATCTTTCATAGTTGACAACGCTAAGTTCAGCTATACCATCAATGAAGAAACTCAGATGGTAGATAGTCAGGAGAGCTTCGTAATTAACGCAACTATCAGCAACGGAAAGAAACTGGAAGCTCAGTTCATGCCTATAGAAGGTTTCAGTATCGGTCAGGTAAAGGTTATCATGGACGGAAAGGACGTTACTGCTGAATATTACAACAGCAACAACCACAAGGTCTTCATCCCAGCCGTATCAGGCTATGTTACCATCACAGCAAGTGGAACCGTCAATGCAAGCTATTATGGCGCATCATCAGCCAAGAATATGAGCGAATTGAACATGGAAGACCTTACGCTTATGGAAGGCACTCTTGTCGGTCAGACTCTCACCATCACAACCACGGAAGAGAAACCGTACATCTGGTTTGCAAGCCGCCAGCCACTTGTATTCAATCAATGTGGGTTCGAGGCATCCATGAACGCCACAAAGCTAGGTTACCTCTACTACTATTGGTCGGACGAACTTATAGCTGGTGACGATAACGAATATCAAATTAAATTAAAAGAATAATATGGCAGAAAAGAAAAAATACAACAACATCCTCATCAGTGGGCGCAAAGACCAGACTCTGACATATTCAAAGTACGTCAAGGACGAGGAATCGGGAGAATCCGTCAAGGAATCACTCGACAAGAAGGTCAATGTAACGGATAAGTTAGAGACTCAGCAAATCAAGGATGGTGCTATCACCAACGAAAAGATGGCTGCTGGTTCTGTTGGCAACACCAATCTCCAAAATGGTTCTGTCAGCAACGAGAAACTGGAGGATGGAAGTATCACCAATGAGAAGTTGGCAGAGAACTCCATCACCAAAGACAAGTTGAAAGACAATACCATCGGAGTAGAGAAGTTAGACACAGAGCTTCGTCAGGCTATCAATGCAGCCACTGGTCTTCCTGAGGATTTGGTGGAAACCATTCAGAATGTAGACGTAAGCATAGCCAAGCTGAACGATACGGTTTATCCTATCACGTTAGGATTCAGTATCAATCCAAATGTAGGCTCTATGCAGACAGATGTTCGCTATTCCATCATCAGCGATGGCAAGCCACTTATTCCTGATACTCTCCTTATCAGCAAGCAGATTAATGATGCCACTCCAAAGTCTCTTTCAAACACTCCTGCATCCAATGGAACCCTATCCACCCAAATCGAAGGAGCAAGAGAAATCTTCAAGTTTGAAGTAGAGAAGAAAGGCAGAACTGGCAAGAGCACATCTCAAACTCGCTATCTCTGCTACTTTGGAGGGAACCCAGCAGCAACTATGACCGCAGAAATCCTCAACACGCTCAACAAGGTATCAGCTACAGGAGTATCATTCAATCCAGAAGTTACAACCAAGGATAATGATTATATCTGGCTTGTAGTACCTAGTTATCTCTCGATCACCCGTGTAACCAGTGCAGGATTCGATGTAACCCTTGCTGCTCCCCAGACTATCACAAATAATCTAGGCAGTTTCACGGCATACCGCACAGCCAATCCTCTCACCGCAGCTACATGGAATTTAGTAATATCATAAACGTATAAAGATTATATAATATGAGTATAAATTTAACAGACGAGCTTCTAGCCAAGACCAAGAAGGGTAAGATTGCCTCTGCTAAGCAAGTGTTTCTTAATGGAGACCAAGAGAACTTGCAACAGATAGGTGAAAAGACCCATCAGTTGGAGGATGCCATCAAAGACATCACCGTCTCAGGTGGAGCATCAACTGCAAATGCTGTCTCTTATAACAACGAGACTAGTGGCATGACTGCAATCACTGCCCAAGGAGCCATTGATGAACTTGCTGCTAAAAACAAGGCACAAGATGCTACTATTGGTACTAAGGCAGAGAAGTCAGAGGTAGCTACAGAACTTGATAAGAAATTCGACAAGGAAAATATTGCTCAGGAGTTTGGTGATTCCAAAGAAAAGGTAGTATCCCAGTTTGCCCTTCCTTTCCGTGAGATTGAATCTCCAGAGTTTATTCATTGTATAGTAGATGCAAATGACCATCTATTGTTTACCATCAATTTGGATGGTGAAGTAGATTGGAGCAAAGGTATTCCTACACCAATAAAAGCAAAGTTTCAAGAGATTATCAATCAGTGCCAGCAGGATAAGAGAGACTTGTTAGAGTCCATTAATACTCTCAAAGGTATCTTGGATAAGACAACCATTAAAGATGAAGAAGGCATTGTAGTTGAAACTCCTTTCCGTTATATTCAGAACGAGGAATTTATCTTTGCAAAGGTAGATGCAAATGATAAACTTCTCTTCGGTTTTCAGTGGGATGGTACTCCAGTATTTGGTAAGACAAGTGCAGTAGAGGATAGATTGCAGTCACAAGTAAGTATTTTGGCTGACAAGATTACCACTATCTTGGGTGATGATGATACTACAAGTGCTATTGACACATTGAAGGAGTTGAAGGACTTCTTTGCTAGCATTGATAATACTCAGACTCTGACAAGCATCCTTGCAAACCTCAATAGTGTTAGCACCAAGTTAGGAGAAGACATTAAAAATCTTCAAGATACAAAGGTAGATAAAGAAGAAGGCAAGTCTCTCATTGAAGATGAAGTAAAAGAGTGCTTTAGAATAATTGAGAACGAAGAGTTCCTCAAAGCTATTGTAGATTCAGATGATAAGGTTCTGTTTGGTTTCTACAGGGCAACTGGCAAGCCATATTATCCTCTTAATGAAATGTATCACGTCATTCAGAATGAGGAATACTTTGCTGCTTGGGTTACTACTGACGATAAAGTAGTACTTGGTCTTAGAAGAGACGGACAAATCATTGGTGAAATCCATGCGGTAAATGCCTTGAAGCAAGTTATCTCTCAGCTTCAATTAAACCTTGCATCATTGCAGGAGAAGGTAGGTACAATAGATAATAATCTCAAAGAACTCCTTGATGTTTTCTCTTTGCAGGAGAATCCTGAGTATATGGCAGTTGAGAAAGATGCAGATGATAAGGTTCTTTCTGCTACTTACAATGATGGTAGTCATTATATCCATAATGCAAAGTCTGAGACCATCCCAACAGAGTTTGAACATATTGAAGACCCTGAAGGAAGGTCTGAAATTACTATAGATGCAGAAAGTAAGTTGCTTGGCTATCGTGATTCTAAAGGAATTAGATACGAGCAAAGTATGCAAATAGACCATTTCTATAAGAATGGTAGAGAGATAAATTATGCAACCGAAGACTATGTAAACAATAAGCCTTTAGATGAAGATAAAATCCATATATCTAAACTTGAAGGGGTAAAAGATTATAGTTATCCCAACTTGTTTAATTCTCGTTCAATACAAAAGTATGATTCTGCTTTTGCTGATAAAGTTTATGAAGCAATAGGTCGCAAAACTGGTGAAACTGGTTGCTATTCAAATTTCATTGACTGCAAGGAAGGTGACTGGTTTACTAGAAACGACTTTGGTACAGGTATTGTTGTGGTGTGTGACGGGAAAAGAAATATTATTGGTGACGTGAAAGATGTAGCCTATAAGCCTACGTTTCAAATTAAGGCATCTGAAGGACAAGACTTTTCTGAAGTAAGATATGTTGTGATGGTCGTTATGCTTGCAAACATTAATAGTCAAAGAATAGTTAAAGCAAAATACATAACAGACAGAACAGAAGATACATTAAGAATACCTAAATTGAGAATAGGTCAAGATAATCTTGAAATGGGAGTCGTTCCATATATAAAAGCAACGTCTGGCAATTTTTATAGTCTATCTATAGATGATAGCACTTCTCCACAAATTGTATTAGATAAGCTTGATGGAATACCAGCTTCAGAATTACCTAATGACTTTCCAAAGTTTAGTTTTAGTGGCGATTTCTCTGAGTATCTGGATAGTCTCGTTATGTGTCCTATAGAAGGAGGAGAAACATATTTGTTCGAGTTAGGGAAAAATGGGTTGGTCAAACGCTATTTAAACAAAAAAGTTAATTGCGCAAGAGTTATCAAAGAGTCTAGTACTGCTTATATATATGGTTGCGATGGTGGACTTAACACGTCTTCAGGAAGACTTAATATTTTTAGAGCAAATAATCATACATTTGATGTTGTCAAAAGTAATATAATATCATCTGATGGGCAATTATTAGAACCTCATGATTGCTTGGTATTGTCAGTTTCCCCATTGCATGTTATAACACAAAGTTATATTCCTAATCAAACAACAGTTGTTGATGGGGTATCGAAGAAGATAACTTCTTTACATATAGAAGAGCAATATGAAGGAAAACGAATATGGATATGGAAATCAGAAGCCCACCCAGATTTATGGAAAGATAGTCATGACCAGGCAGATAATGCTGATTACTTGCACAATAACACCATTTGTCTTACAACAGAAGGAAATGTTTTGCTAAACAATAAGCATGCCAACCAAATTCTCATTTTAGAAAGAACTTGGAACGAGAGTTCTCATACTGGCACCATTGGAGATATTTTATATAAAGTTGGAGGTGACCACAACAAGGTTTCTTATGATGTGTCAAATAGAATCAAGACTACAGAAGAGCAACAATGGTTTGAAAGTCATGATGCAGAAATGAGAGAGGATGGAAGTATAACTATGTTTGATAACGAACCATCATATCCTTCAAGGATTCTTGACTTTAAGATTGATACAATAAATAAATGTTTGAAAGATTTCAAGTCATACTCTTTTGAGAAATATCATGGTAGATATATGGGTTCTGCACAAAAATTAGCAGATGGCGTATATCTTGTATCTTGGGGTAGTGTAAGGGACGGAGGAACTCCTAACCTTGGCATTTATGATTTCAATAAAAATAAGAAAATATTTGAGTTGAAATTTGATGCTCTAGCATATAGTACATATCGAGTTTACGGAATAACGGTTTAATATTAAAAAAAAAGAATTATGGTAAAATGTTTAGTTACAAAATTAAATGGAAAAATAGACAATAAATCCATTAGAAAATTAGATGAGTTGAAACTATCTGTACAAGAAACTGAGTCTTCATTAAATGACAGAAAACTTAGAGTCGTTCTTGAGAATGCTGGTAGTTGTCGCTTGACTAATGGTAATATATTGTCGAGTGCTGGTACTTCTATGGGTGATATAACAGCTATTGACAAACTGAAATCTGTAGATATCTATTTTGATAACATCAATAGTGATGTCTTCGTCAGTTCTAAGTATGATTTATCTTATATGAAGTTCAATTTCAAAGGACTTCTTTTTGATGTAGATGAACTGAAATATAGCCCAGTTAATTATTTAGACTTAGAAAATACCCAAGCTTATGGTGATGTCAGTACTTTTGAAGGCAACAAGTTGCTTAGAAACTTCAATGTTAAAAACACTAAAGTTTCTGGTAATTTAAATGTCTTTAAGGATAATACAACACTTACAGATTTCGTCATTTCTGGCACGAAAATAACTGGGACTATTGCTGATTTGTTAGGCATGAGCAGTTTAAAAAATCTTGCTGTTTCAAATATACAAATCACTGGGACTATTGCTGATTTGTCTAGCATGTCCAAACTAGAAACAATTTATTTAAATAATACATCAGTCAGTGGAAATATTGCTAGTTTGTCAGACATGAATAATCTTGGTTATTTAAATATTAGCAATTCACGCATTATTGGTGATATTTCTTTGCTAATGAAAAATAAGAAAGAATGTTCTATCCTAGCAACAAACGCCACATTGAGTTGGAAACAGACAAGACCTTCATCTAGTTATATTTTAGCTATTGAAGATGCTGTTTTGGAGGATGTGGATGCGATGCTCATAAACCAGGCAAATTGTCAGGTAGGCTTTATTTCTTCATCAGGTTCAGGTAAAAAGCTGATAAAAGTATCTGGCACTCGTACATCTGCATCAGATGCCGCAGTAGTAACCTTGCAGCATAAGGGCTACACAATCAGTATTGCAAAGGCTTAGTAGTTTAATATTAAAGTAAAGAAAGGAACAATATATGAATAAATTAACAAAGAAGTATAAGGTAGTACATGAGGGAACCAAGATGGCGTTCCCTCTCACAGAGGAAGGTGACAACGCTGAGGTATTCCCAGCCAACACAGCCACCGCAGTAGAGTTTGACACATACTCAGAAGCCAAGGCTTACGTAGATGAGCATAACTTGGTGTATGAAGAGCCAAAGTATGGAGAGTAAGCCATATAGATAAAGAAGAAGGGTGAGTCAAAAGCTTCACCCTTCTCTTATGCACCAAACAGAAACAACAACATTAATCATACGAACCATTACGATTCACCCTTGTATATGGTCTTAACCAAAACATAGCAGCCTCCTTTCTTTAACCCCAGAATCCGTTGTTAGCAGCATTCAAACCATACAAGCCAGCCTGATAAGCCACGCAGTTAGGAACCGCAGTAAATGGGCTATAAGGAGTAGTAACGGTCTCAGGCAACTTACACTTGATACCAGCCACCTCATTCTGCAAGCCAGCCAATACCTGATTGATAGGAGCCACAGCCTGACCAACAATCTGAGAGGTCATAGCAGAAGACTTGAAGGTGCTGTTCTCTTCACGAAGAGCATCAATCTTGTTCTGTAACTCTCTCATTTCAGCTTGCTTTTGTCCGTCAACGATTGTCTGAGTGCTATCCTTGATAGCGTTGTGCAAGTCACAAGTCTGTCTCTGAGTCTCGTAAGCTACGTTTGCGAAACCACGCTCCTGACCATTAGCTACATTGTTGATGGCATTCTGCAAGGTTCCAGTCTGCTGGCAGATAGCCAAGCGATTCTCGCAGCAGCAGTTTGCAATCTGCTGAGCAATCTGCATATTACCCTGCTGCAAGGCATTGATAGTCTGCATACCGCTCATACCAACCTGATTACCTACACTCTGAACCTGAGAGGTCAAGGCAGAAATAGCACTCTGAATCTGACCTTCGGTGCAGTTCAACTGGGTAGCCAAATTGCTGAGTGCATTGCGGTTGCCACCGATGGCATCCATCAGGAGACCACGACCATAGTCATTGTTAATCTCGTTAGCGAGACCACCACCATTGCCACGACCACCAAAGCCGAATCCGTTGCCGCCCCAGCCACAGAAGCAGAGGATAAACAAGAGCCAAATAAACCATGAACCTTCGTTGCTGCCAAAGCCGCCACCACGATTCATGGCAACAAGAAGGTTAGGGTCAAGTCCTCGCTGTTGGAGGAGAGGAGCAATCAAACTCATCATGCCGCCCTGTCCGCTACCTTCGTTACCGAACACATAAGTTCTACTTGTTTCTGACATAATTATTAAAATTTACATTTCTCCCAATATTAGGATTGATGCAAATTTCGGAATAAGTTCGTAGCGGTTAAAATAATTTGTAGCAAGTTCATATCAATTTTTAATTTCTTTCAAATAGTCTTCCTCATACACCCATTTAAAACCATAAGCAGCAGGAGACTTTCCCTTACATACCCTTGTTATATATGAAGAAGCATATCCTAATTCATCTTGAACTGCTTTTGCACCCCAGAAACGTTTAATAAAAGTATTATCCATATTGAGTTGTACTACTGGTATTGATGTAGGATTCTCTTCTCCAAAGATACCTCTACGCAAATGGTTGTTTTCCCCCGTTCTAGAAAAAGAATTTCGAGTTCTATAAATAGGATTATTGTTGTTTTCCTTGTATGTAACCCATCTTAGATTAGAGAAAACATTATTTGTTCGGTCGGCATCTATATGGTCAATACAAGGTTTATTACCTTCATTTGAAACAAAAGCTTCTGCTACCAATCTATGTACATAAGTTCTTTTGATAACATTATTCTTCATAAGAACGCATTTTCTATAGCCAGTTCTTCTATCTATAGCACAACTAAGAATCTTTTCTGCCGAAAATGCTATACCTTTACCTCTTTTTAATGGACGAGATAGCGACTTAACTCTTCCTAGATTACTAACTTGATAGCAACCCTCATACCCCTTGATGTCTTTCCAAATTTCTTCCATGACTTTACCGATTTTAAATGAACCGAATAGAAAAACGGAGAAGCGGATTCGGCAACCGCTTTTCAGTTGGTAGCTACTCCAACCTATCTCCGAGGCAAAGGTACATATATTTATTGGAATAAGCAAGCAATTCTCTTTTTAAAATTGTTAAAATCATGCCTAAAGAAATAAGAGTTTCTCGCTTTCCTATCAACAGAGTTTCTTATCTTGTTTATAAGTGCTCTGCTTAGAGAAGAAAGTTGGCTCAATTCGGTATCAGTATAATACTTACAGATAGAGCCAAAGAAGATATATCGAGCATTCACGCATTTTTCTAAGTTGCGTTTCATTATATCCTCTTCTGATATATGGCAAGCATCAACCATCATTTGTAAAGCTAGCCTATATAATTCTTCCATATTATCCTGAATCTTTTGTTAAACATTAATTGATTAATACTACGTAACGTTACGAGCACAAAGTTACGAATAATATGGATAGAAATATATAAACTCGTAAAAGATTATATAAGTACTTGATGAGCAAAGATTTATGGTTACGGAAAAGGTCGTAAATATATAGGAGGGGCGATTGCGTCTCTCCTATATATATTAATGTATTGCGATTGCTAAAGGTGGATGCCGTACTTTCGTGATAGCTTGCGGAAGAAAGCCTTCTTGTTGGCAAAGTATCGGATGAGCGACTTATTCCACTTCTTCTCATGCCCGAACTGGTCGTGGATGCCTTCGGGTATCTTGCCATCGTGAACATACTTTTCAAAGGAAGAGATAGACTTTCCCATTTCGTGAGCACACCAGCCCTTGTTGGCTTGCGTATCATTCATTATGGCAGTAAGGAGTGCCACAAGTTCCATATCTCCTTCCGACAGACCGCAAGGGATAGGCTTGCCCTCTGCTTGGGCAACTGCTGATTCATGTGCCTTATCTGCGAGAGCACGAAGTCCAGCTTCGATGATGCTGTAATTTACTAATTGCGACATAAGCATATAAAATTAAAATGAGTGTAATCAGGAACATATCACAATAGTACATATTGTTTGTGATAACGATAGAGCCGAACATAATGTGTATTACGTTGACTCCTGCTGCATATAAGAGCGGTATTCTCCACTCCACGCACAATCTGTGCAGTATCTGACCTTTCCAAAGAGAAATCGGGTAAAGAATGTAAGTGATGAAGTAGAAGAACCAGATAGGTTCCTCGTTCTCTTCATACCACAGCGTTATCTCCATCTTGTTGTCGTAGAACTGAGATACACTATACCATCTGAAAAGCATGACCAATATAGGCGCATACTTGAAATAAAGCAAGTCCGTCTTAATCTTGCTGCGTTCAGGGAGTAACTTAGTTATCTCTCTAAACAAATTCCTGACCCGTTGGTCTTCGTCTTCTTCTTTTCTCATAAGCCATTGTTTTCTAAAAGTTTATATGATTGAGGTTCTTTTACTTATTTAATAAAAAATCTTAGAGGTGGCAAATATAATAATAAATTAGGAAATAGCTACATTTATACACAACTTTAAAAGTTAAACTTTGTAAATACTTACAGATTGATAGATTCACACAAGAAAAAGGGGTAAAAAGTTTCAGATTGAAAGCAATTATCCCCCGAAAGCATAGCACTTTCAGGGGATAGTCATATATGTATTACTTCTCAGTCTTCGCCTTCTGGTTAGCCACAAGTGTTAAACTAGTGTTAAACTTATTACGATGTTTGGCACTTTGAGATTTTATGAGTACTTTTGCTTCGTTCAAAATTAAAAGCATTTTCAACCGCAAAGTAAAATGTAATTTGTATTGAAGCGCTGATGATGGCAGACGTTCAAACTGCTGTCTAGGCATAGGATATTAGGGGCAGACTCCTTTCTGTGTATTGTAATGATACATGGGCGCATATTTGCGGTAGAGTGCGTTGAACAAAAGGTAAGTCTGTCTCTTTTTAGTTTCAACCGCAATATGGAACAGAACAAGAATTTACCACTTTTTATGAAGATGGTTCAGTCAACATTTGGAGACGTTGACGAAGTTTGTGACGAGATTAACGAGGCAGCCATAGAGTTAGCCGTTACTCCCCTGCAAAGTTGGACAGACTACCCTACGGTTCAGAGAGCCATCGGGGTAATGCTGGAGTTAAGAAGAGCCTTCGAGGTTCTGAAACCAAATGTTGAAGTTACCTTCCCCGAAGGTTGGGGAAAGAATGAAGACAAGTAAGAAAAAAGGGAGTAGGCATTGCGCTTACTCCCCTTTTTGTTTATCTTACCTTGGATTGCAGTTCACTGAACTTTTCTCGCTCGGCACGAATCTGTTTCAGGATTGTCTGCTTGGCATCATATCCGTCAGCAGAAACTAGTTTTTCCTTCAACTCCTTCATCTTCTTGCCATACGTGGTATATTCAGATTCCAAATCCTTGTATGACTTGAAGTTTGGATGCTTACTCATAAAGATGTACTTCATCGCATCTGTCTGATTGTTGTACTCATCATTCAGGGCAGCATATCGCTTGTTGAGAACTTTATTGTAGGTACTGATAGCGTTATCTTCTGCCACATCAATAGACATCTTTACTGCATCGTAAGCCTCTTCGCTAGGTTCCTTGCCCTTCTTCTCTTGATTCAGACCTTCCTTAGCTATTTGCTCGTCAGCAGCAGCATTGGCATTCTTGGTACGTTTCTTTTCTATCATATCCTTTAACTTAGGGTCAGAAGTAGTATCAAAGAACTCATCAGCCTTCTTCTTGTCATACTCGTCCCACTTATCCATCTTATCCTTGATTTTCTTTTCAAAGGACTTCTGGTACTTGTCAACATAGCCATTGAATGTCTCTGCATCCATAACAATCTGAGAAAGGAGATTGTCACGATTGATTTGTCTCTCGGCATATCTCTTCTCCAGTTCTGCCAATGGGATTTTCTTGATGTCTCCACTCTTCAATCCCAGTTCATCCATATACAACTCACGGATGCTTTCCTCAGGAGCACTGATAGCCTTCAAGATACCTATCTGCCATTCCTTAGCCGTATTACCATTATCATAGTCTGCCTCAGAGACTGCCTGATATAATGCTCCCACGGTCTCAGGATTGAATCCTATGAGCGATTGAACTCCAAGCATACCCAACTTGTTTGCTACAGAATACCACTTCTGGTTTCCTACCATCGAATAGATGTTAGCCAAGTCAGATGTGGCAGGATTGATGTATAGGTTCTGATACCTGAACACCTCTGGGTCAAACGTTGGTTTTCCATCCTCCACCTTCAATCCTGCATTGAGAATGTTCGATGCAAACGGAATCACATAGTTGTCGGACAAAGATGTGGAGAATCCTTTGAGCACAGCTTCCTCTATCATATCCTTCTTCTTATCATCATCATCGCCAGTGAGCAAGTAAGGAAGTACCTTATATAAAGCCCAAGAGACAGGAACGAGAGTAGCGAAGTTAATCAATCGCCCGATGCTCTGTCTGAAAGTTCTGTTATATGTAGCCTTGGCTATAGCCCTTGCAGTATTCTCGTCAAGTCCATCCTCTTCCATGATTTGTCGGGTCATAGACTCAATAAGCGTAGTCTTATGCTTTCCACCCCATAAGTCATAGGTTCTCGCCAGTCCTCGGCAAGCCTCAATCTGCATACGACCATAAGCATAGTTGGCATTCTTGAAGAGTGAGAGAGCGGCAGACACATAGGTTCTATCCACCTGCATAGGCGATAAGTACATACCACCAGAAGACTGCTGTGTCTTGTTGTATGCAGCCACAGCCTTATAATAAGCCTTCTCCTCAGCCTTCTCTTTTGGATAGCCTAGTTTGGTCAGGCGGCTCACCTCTGTTTCATAAACTGAGCGAGCACCTACAGCACAAGTGATTCCATCCACAAGGATATTTGGAGCCATACCCCATTTAGAAATAACCTTAGTCCAATCGTGATACTTCTCCAGTTCGTCAAGATACTGCCTCAGTTTTACATCGCCATAGGTTATGTTCTCAATACGCTTTCTGAAATCAGGAATATTCTCCATCGCCCACTTCCATGAGCCGTAAGGGTTAACTCCATTCTTCACGAATCGTGTAAAGTCACACTCAGGAAGGAACACCGTTGCTGACTGAGTCTGCTTGATGGCAGTCCACAAGCGACCCGAAATCTTAGCAACAGCGATACCACCCATAGCAGCAGCAATCCTGCTATCCATCATACCAGCATTCACCTTTGGCTTGTATGTGCCAGCAGCAATCTGTGCGGTCTGTTTAAACTCATCCCACAAGGTCTTGCCACTACCATAAGCCACGGAACTCATATTCTGTACTTGGTTTCTGAAATGAGTGTAAGACAACAGAGTATTGATGTCTTGTCTGAATGGCAGCATAGCCGACCACTCCTCCATTTCCTGCAAATGGTTGAAGGCAACCTCAAAGGCATCAGCATTCTCAATATCAAGAGGAATCACATTCACCCTACGAGTAACAATAGCACCAGTAGATGTACCAGCCAACTGACTCATTGCATCAGAATCTTGGTTCACATCTTCCTTGACGTTTCTTGCTCGGTTGTTAATGGCAAGAGGAAAATAATTCTCCACCTCCTTCATAGGAGCACCGAAGTACTTAGTATGAGTAGCTTGGTATCTTCTCTGACATTCAGGAAGGTATTCATCCTGCAACCACTCACCCATTGCCTTCACTCTTGGGTCAAGATTTTCCTCGATTGCAGCCACATCTTCCTCTGTGATACCCATAGCACGGAGTTTCATTTCTCCATCAGTCTCCTTATTGACCAGATAGATATAGAGCATCTGACCTTGTTTAAGGTGGATAGTTCGCTTACCAGTCTCCTTGTTGGAGTAGTCAGTAACCTTAACGTCCATTTCCTTCATGTTTTTACCATCAATACCTACCAGCTTCATAAACTTCTCCTTGCCGAACAGTTCCTTGGTCTTCTCATCAAGGGCATTTCGGTTCATTTCATTATATAGCTGTTCCTCATCAAGAGCATCTTGGTTCAGTTTCGTGAAGTAGTTGTATAAGTAACCCTCGCCATTTGCTGCTTTCTTACCGAAGAACTTCAAGAACTGCTCAAAAGTATAGGTGGAAGATAATACAGCACGCTGCAAGGCATTGTTCACCAGCTTCTTCTTGGCAGTTGTGGTATCATAATAGGTAGAATCCACACCTTCCAAATCCAAGTTGGCACGATGCAGGATTTCATTCTTGTGCTCAGTAATCTCTTCTCGGAACTCCTTTGCCCTACCCTTACTCTCCTTCACCATTCTCTGAATGTTATTCAGGAGATTCTCAAACATGGTAATGCGGTCAAACTTATTCTCAAAGAGTTTCTTTTCCAAAGACTTCAACAAATCCTTGTCTTCCTTGGTAGCATCCTTCTTATTCTTCAACTCGCCAATCTGTCTCTTCAACTCGGCAATATCAGCATCATTGCCACCAATCTGCTGCTTATACATGATTGCAGCCTGAATGCCAGCCAGTCTGTAGTCATTCATTTCCACATTATCTTCATTCTTGGCAGAATCTTCCTCAATGTTTGCTATATAGGTATTCAGAGAACTATCATCCATATTGATAGCCTTCTTGTACTCGCTCATGAAAGCCTGACCATTGGCATCAAGAGAACCCATCTTAATCACACCGCTCTGGTCTGCCCTTGCACCCTTGGTATTGATAAGGTTGTCGTAGGCAGTAGAGAGACGGTTGAGATAGTTTTCAGCAAGGATTCCCATAGCCTTGTCTAGGTACTTCTTTACATCATTGGCTCCAGTGGCATTCTTGGCAGCAGAGAGAAGGTTGCCCACCTTACCCCTGCTCAGTCCGTCACCCCATCCGATGTTGAGCATCTTTCTTACAAGGTCAGATACCGCCTTAACCGTTCTCTGGTCATAGTTCTTCTGATTCAGAACCGCTCTTCTGATATTACGAAGCTGCTTGTTCATATCCTCCAAGTCAACGGACAAATCAAAGTCCTTTGGCTTTGGAGCAGACTTCCAGAGTTCCTTCTTCTTGTTGTACTCTTCCAAGTCTTCTGCATAACCAATTTCTGTTGAATAGTTTTCACGATGAGGACGGACTGGTGGATAAGCATCAGGAGAAAGACCATTGTCAGCCTTCCACTTGTCGAGTGCATCTTGGAATCCTGTCTGCTTAGGAGCTGTCTTCCACAAGTTCTGATTGCGAGTCCACTCTACCATTCTGTTGGCGTAATCAAAGATATTCTCACCTTCCTTCATGATAGGTTTCTCCATAGGAACAGCACCCTTTTCTAAATGGTTCTTCTCCATCCACTCCTCCATCTGCTTGTCGTAAGGTGTGGAGCCACGCAAGGAGAACTTGGTATTACCCACGATATTGGCATTATTCTCATCGAATATCACATAGTTGTAATCGCCTTCCTCAGCACCGCCATGAATAAGACCAGCAGGGTACTTGATGCCGACAAAACCTATTTCACTCAAAGCCCTTGATGCTAATTCTGCACCATGCGAAGGTCTTTCACGGTCGAAGAAGTCTTCCAAAGCATGATAAAGTTCTTCACCTTTTAATGTAGGAAGTCTCTGCATGCCATTCTCAGGAGAGTCAAGTTTCATTTGGATGATACGCTCAATCCTATCTTTATCATATCTCGCTCCACCATCTTTGAAATACTCGTTTTCATTAAATCCATGATGAGTTATTTCCCAAAGTCTGTACCATTTTTCCAATGGGAAGTTTTGAGAATCATTCCATCCAAGATAGTTTCCGTTATCATCAGGAATATCCACATCATAACGGTTGGCATTTCCCTGAGTCAGATAATCTTCATCAATGGAATCAATCCACTTCAAGGCATCTTTATACTCAGCAAGTCTATCTTTCAAGTTCTGTTCATACTCAGTTCCCTTCTCTCTATCCTTCAAGTTTTCAAGGGTACGCTGAATATCGTTGGCATCAGCACCGACACGTTTCTTAGCAAACTCCTTGGCACTTGCCACACTACCACCAGTTGCCACATCGTTCACCATTTCACCAAAGACTCTTCTCTTGAAAATATCGTCCTTCACCCCATCAGGGTAGCGCATATTCTTATAGAGGTCAGCCATCTTTCTCTGCTTGGCTCTCTGGGCATACTCACGTCCAATCTTGCTAGAGTTTGTAACATATACTCCATGTCCAAATGTTTCACTTCCCTCGCCTTCCAAGGCATGAGACAAATCAAACTTGTCAAAGCTAGCACCAGTACCATGATAGGTACGGATGCTAAACTTAGGGTCAGAGCCAGTAAGCAGAGGAGCAATAACATGTTCCGTCAACTGGGTAGGGATTCCGTTGCCGATGATGGTATGGCTCAGGCTCTCGGAGAATGGCATCTTGTAATCATCGCTCACTCCTGATACTCTTGCGAGCACTCTACCCATGGCACGATATACCTTACCATCAGGCATCACAATCACATCACCACTCTTCGTCCTGAGCGTTGGCAGAAGTTCATCAGCAAAGGCATGAGGAACCTTTCCGTCTGCGTAGGCACTACCCATCACATATAATGGCTTGTCAATGTTTCTCCAGTCAATGCCATCAGCCTTCAAGCGAATATCCATCCAAGGAGCCACACCATTCTTCTTCTCGGTCAGGGTCGGGATAATATCAGCCACAGCTTCATACCATCCGCTCTTGTGTGCTATCTTCTTTGGCTTTTCTGGAAGTTTGCCATCACGAACCGCACGGACAATCAATCTCTCTCGGTTGGTGTAACCGCCATAGTCAGCAGCGTTATACACATCTGCATCCCAAGTGTAGCCGTTCGCATCCAGAGCATCGGTAATAATCTTCATCGCATCCGAATCCTTATAGCCCTTCACATTCTCAATGGTCACCACCCTTGGTTTCACAGCATTGATAAACTCGGCAGTACTAGCAGCAGTCTCCTTGTCAAGTTCCACCTCAGCATGGTTACTCTTTGCCTGAGAGTAGTTCTTGCAGACTGGGCTGGCATGGAAGTACTCCACCTCGCCATCTATCTGCTTAACCAACTCCTTAGGGTCAACATCACGAACATCAGCAGTAACGATGTGCTGCCCGAAGTTATTGCGATAAACACCGCTTATCTTCTCGTCATACTCTACTGCCACCACTGGGTCGATGATACCCTTCAAGCCTTCCTCAACAAGACCGCCACCGCTAAAGTAGGTTCCAGCCTTAATGAGAGTGCCATCCTTCAGGGAGAACTTAGGTTCCTCGCCAGCAATCTCTGCCTTGCGGTTCTCGCCCAGAGCCTGAGCAATATGAATCATCTTCTTGTTAGCCATCTTCCAGCCGCTCGGCATATCATCAATGGCTGTCTTGATAGCATCATCCACCTCATCAGGAGTGTTCAGACTCTTCAAGTCCTCAGCCATATCAGCCGCCCCACTCTCCTTTCCGTCAGCCATATCACGGAGGGAGAAGGACACATCACCCACACCCAAGAAAATCTGGTCTTTACGAGCCACGTCCTCAGTAGATTCAGCGAGAGTTTTTCTTCTCTCCTCAGGAGTCATGTTCATTCTTTCCTGCACATTTCTTGCCTCCACCTCGCCAGCAAGTGACTTGTAGCTATTGAAATCATCATTCTTCATGTAGGCATCATAAAGACCTCTGTTCTTCTCTATGAGAGCCTTCGCCTCATCTTCCTTACCTTCTGCTCGTAGCTGCTTAATCTGTTTTGTGACCTCATTAAACCTCTTCTTGACTTCACCTCTAATAGTTGTAGGACTACCTCCAGTGGCAAATCCCTCAATACCTTGAATAGCATGCTGAATCTCGTGATTCAATATGTCATTCATATATTTCAACTCATCAGCATGAATGGTTATGGTGTTGGTTTTTGAATCATATTCACCATGTGAAGGCATATCGTTCATAATGGCATCCGTATCAATACGAACACCCTTCAACTGAGGATAAGCCTTAAATAATTCAGGTGCATCAATCACATCAAATAGTTTGCCGCCATTCCAGAGCATATCATCCTCGTAACGCTTAACGATGTGTCCACCGCCTACGTCCATCGTGTCCTTTATCTTGGCATCAGGCATTTCGTATCTCCACTTGCCATCAGCACCACGCTCCCATCCAGTAGCCATCTTGATAGCCTTGGCATCTTTCTTCTCTTCTTCCATCTTGCGAGCCACGGAGAGATTATCCATACGAGCATTACGCTCCTCTGCCTTGTCAGCAGCAGCCGCACCACGCACACCAGCGAGAGAGAAACGGATATTGTCGCTACTATTGATAGCATCCATAGTAACCTTCTGTCTATCCTCAGCATTTCCACGCTCATAACTGCTCACATCAATGCCAGCCTTCTTCAAGGCATCCACCACATCACTTGGAGTATCGCTAGGAACGATAGCCTTCTCAAACTCATCAAGTCCGTAAGGTCTCATAAACTTGGTTTCAAAATAGAACACCTTATAGTCTTTCTTGATTGTATCAAGCAACTTATTGTATCTATCCATCCACTCATCAGATACCTCAATATTATAAGCCTTCTTCAAATACTCCTTTTCATTTCCCTTATGGTCAGTAAGTTCAACCATACGAGAAACACCGCTATCATCAAACGCATATCTGTTATTAGAGCCAACACGGATTTCATCAGACAATTCCAAGAACTCCTTGGTAATCTTGTCTTTTATCTGATTATGTCTCTCATCGCCAAAAGGAATCAACTTATCCTTGGCATTCTTCATGGCAGCAAGCGTATTAACCTCAGGAGAGTTCTTTGCTATGAACACACCAAGTTCTGAGCCGAAGGCAGTATAGCCGCCAGCCACACCCTGTTTCTTCATGAGCTTCACAGCATTTTCTATAGTATTATGGATATACTTAGGCTTACCGCTAGGTGTAGTGCCATTATAAAGCATTTCCTCAACACCATATTCCTCTGTCTTCTTATCCAGCCAAGATGGGAAATCATCAGATAACTTCTTGTTATCCTCCACCTTCTTCTTTGCAGTCCCCATCGTGTCGTGAACATCTACCTTTCCATTCTTTCTGTTATTGCGAACCACATCATTCACGAAATCAGCAGCGATATAGAAGTTCTCCACGCCTTCAAGTTCTTCAAGACGTTTCTTCTTCAAAGCAACAAGCAAATGATTACCCTGCTTTTCTGCACTTGCGATACGAACCTTCAATTTCTCACGTTGAGCATCTACGTCATTATCCTTGCCAGTAGCCTTATTCATCAGTTGAATCAGTTCTGCTACCTCTTTATCAGTATAATCTGTTTTGTTGCCATTATCTGAGACACGCATCACCTCGTTGGTAATGTCGTTGTCATACTTGCCAGTCTGATAGATAGTTTCAGGATTCATGCCATTATCAAACAAGTAGTGCCAGTACAATCCGTCACGAACATCGCCACTTGACAAATATCCCTTCCAGCTTTCTCTTACATTGGAATAGATACCATTATCAACATCACCAAGTTTCACGTTCATGTCGGTATTGAAAGCCTTCTCGCCCTGCTTATTCATGATTCTCTCCACCTGAGGATAGGTAGGTGTCCAAGCATCAGCCGTGAAGGTTCCAGCATTCTTGCCTGTTCTCTTAGCCAGCTTCTCAGCCTTAGGAATCAGGGTAATCTCTCCATAATCAGAGTATATTCCGTTCTTGGAGTCAACAACACCCATAGAAGGAGCAGCAAAACCGCCCTGCTTGATAGCCTTTCTTAACTTGTCAACGCTGATGTTATGCATACCAAACATAGTTTTTTCGTCCTTCAATGAAAACTTTTCGCCATTTTTCTTGGTAGTTTCAGAAGAATTGTCTATCTTTGCAGCAGAACCTTCGGTTTGGGAGAGAGCGGTGTCACCTTCCAACGAAGTAGCGGCAGTGTCTGTCCTCTTGTCGCTTGCCGAAGTTTCCTTTTTAAATGCAGTCAACAACCAAGATTTTCTTTCTCCATCCCAAGTAAGACGAACACCAGCCTTATGGGTTTCACTTTCCAAGTTTACACGATTCTTACTGCTTGAAACTACACGCATATCATTCAGAATCTCCTGCAAATTATCAAGAACCTCAGGATGATACTTCACAAGTTTAGAAAGACCATAGCCATCACTATGTCCAGTTCCTTCTTTGCCCCAAACCAAATCAATATCACCAATGTCCTTGTGATAAAGAGCACCAACAGCTTCTCCACCACGAACCTTCTTCAAGAACTCTATAGCAGCTTTAGCTTTACCACGGAACTGATTGTATATATTTCCAAAAGCACCAACACCAACTGGCTTGATTTCAGCAGCCCCAACTTTAGTGTTGCTCATGCCGTCAATGAGGTTATCAACCATACCATAGCTATCATCCACCGCCTTCTTCAAAGCAGCAGGAATCTCTGCAGGAACATCTTCCTTTCTTCTCATTCTTCTAACCACGTAGTCAATAGCTTGGGCAGCATCAGAAGTAAAGATGCCAGTCTTGTAGTTGTACGACTGGGCATTGTTCATACCATAACCAACATCATGTGTCTCATGTGGGAGATTCTGCAATTCGGTAAGCACCTCTACCGCCTTGGTATTATTGGCAATATCCTTCATGTTACCAATGGCAGCACTAATAATCTGGTCAGCCTCATCATCAAGCAAGCCCTGCTTAGTAGCCGAAGACTTCACCTCATTATCCGAGATATTAGGATAGACCTCTGTAGGATGAGCCACACGACCATCAGGCAAAGTGATATAGTATCTTAGTGGACGATTTGTAATATCGCTCACAACATAGCTATCAGCAGTAGGTTCATACACTCTCTTCTCCTTGCCGCCAGCAGTCTCTTCGATGTGATAAGGAACACCATTCACCTTATAGGCATCCTTCAATGTAGAAAGAACTTCCTTCTTCTCCTCATCACTGAGTTTCTTGCCAGCTTCATAGCGGACTGGTTTTGACTTCAACGAGAACTTAGGAGCATCAGCTATCTCCTGATTGATGCTGTTCACCACATCATCAGTAACAATATCGCCCTCCTGAATCTGCTGAGGTTCACGACCAGCATTCTTCACAAGTTCCGCTTGCTCTGCTCTGGTCAAGATACGGTTCACCTTCATCGCACCAGTAATCACCCAAGGGTCAGTCTCAGGGTTCGGGTTGGTACGATACATATAATATCCATCAGTAGGCAGATGTTTCAAGCCAGCGAGTGAATGCTGATACTTGCCCGATGGATTGATACCCTCTTGGCGAGCTTCCTCCTGATAATCAACATCAGCAGCATACTCCACCTCAGCGAAGACAAAGTTCTTAGGGAAGAGAGTCTTGTTGCCATCAGCATCCTTGCGGTTGAACTGAATAGCGTAAGGCACTATACCAAGATGCCAGCCTGGTCTATAGGCTAGCTTACCGCTACCGCCTTGTGTTCCCTTGCCGCCCTGCTTAACCTGAGGTCTGCCAGTCTTGCTTTCTCCTGCAATAGGAGCCGCATCAGCATCAAGCCATACACCAACCGGAGTAGCAGCACCATCAGGGTTCGCTACCATTGGTGGATAGAGTTTGCCATCCTTTAGCACAAATACCTTGTAGCCGATACCCTTCTTCTTAGGCTCAGGCTTCTGACGGAGAGAGAATGAAACATCTTCGCCAGTCTCAGAGTTTGTCACCTGACCATTGGCAGTCTTCATGTAGGCTTGTTCAATAGAGCGGAGAATCAACTTTGCATTGTCAGAATACTCTGTACCAGTAAATGCAAATCTGATTCTGTTGACAATCTCGTGCAACTTAGCCAAGAGAGGATGAGACATTTTCATCATAAGTGTATGAGCATAATTGGCATCATGTATCCAATTACCGATTTGGTCAGCTACAACCTCCTCTTCCATTGCGTTTCGGTCTTTCCAATATGTTGCACCACCTTTCTCGTATTTCTGTTGTGTCTTATCTGTAATAGTATTGAAAGCATCCTCACCCATCATGTTCTTGACGAGATTCTTCAACTCTTCAAAAGCAGCAGGATTCTTAGCCTTGATTTCGTGAGTCATTTCGTGTCCGAAGACGAATTGTGTACCTAATACATCAGCAGAGTCCAAAGCTAAGTATATCGTGTTAGTCTTTTCGTCATACCATCCATTGGAGTCAGCAGAGTGTAGATAAATTATATCAGCACCCATCATCTTAGCAATACGAGACAAAGATTTACGCATCTTCTTGCCTATAGAATGGTCTAGAACATCTTCGCTACGAACAGCATTCTTCTTGACCATTGCTTTTCTTTCTTCGCTGCTATTTGTTACTTTTGTGTTGTGTTTTGGCGAGAATGGAGCACTATCACGCTGTGCGCCTAAAGGATTCTCGTCCGTTGCATCCTCAGGAACCTCAGGAGCATTTATATTATCATTTATTTTGTCATTTGTCTTCTCATTATCCAAATCATTACCCAAATCATTAGATTCATTAGACGATTCATTATCTAACTTCTCCTCTGACTTCGCCTTCAACTCAGCCTTTTCATCCGACTTCGCCTTCAACTCGGCCTCTGGCTCAGCCTTGTGCTGCTCAGCATAGGCTGCATTCTCCTGAGCACGTTTCTGCTCTTCAAGTATGTTCTCTGCCTGAGCAATGCGAATATTTTCAACAAAATTTCTAGCTTCCGATGCCTTGAAACCGCTATTGAGCACACCGATAAGTGCGTTGCGAATATCCTGAGTATCGAGTGATTCAAGGTTAGATGGAAGATTCTCCCATAGACTATGAACGAGCGCATCAATCGTAGTTCCCTTGCCATCAGCAGCGAGCAACTGAGTCTTGGCAAAGTCTTCTCTGCTCAATCCAGTCTCTTGCTTAACACCCTTGCTTGTTTCTGTTCCCTCATAGTTGAGAGAATGAGCACCGAGGTTGCTAGCCACATACTCCTCAGCAGTAAGCGGAATGGTATCAGTAACGTCAATGCCAGTACCATCATACAGACGATGAAGGAGATAGCCGATGGTATCTCTGTAGAGTTGTGATACAGCCTCAGCATCATCCTTCACAGCACTCTTCAAACGAGCGAACTTTCTTCTTGCCTTCTCAATGAGTTCCTTTCTACCCTCAGCAGTATCTTCCACCTTGGCAATTCTTCTTTCCTTCAACGAATCACGAATAGAGATTGCAGAGTCATAATGTGCTTGGGCATCAGCTATGGCAGCTTCCTTCTCCTTCTTGCTTGCAACCAACTCAGAAGGTTTAGTGCCAGCCAATTTCTTATTCTTTGCTTGCTCCAATACTTTCTTAGCCTTCTTGATTTCTCCATCCAGCCAATCATCTGCATCCTCACCGAGGTTATTATCATACCACTCAGCAGCATGAGTAGCATCAGTCTGACTAAGGTCAACCTCTCCATTCACATCAACTGGGATAGGAGTTCCATCCTCAAATGTTAAGCTTTCATTATTTTCATTGCCGTTTGCAGAAATGTTTGTATCTTTGCTTTCAGAAGAGCCAGCAGCATCCTCTTGGGAAGTTGTCACAGAAGCGGAAGGCTGGTTCTGCTCGGTCTGTGCGCCATCGTCATTACGATTTAGCAACTTCCCTTCTTCGTTATCTTCAACCTCTATCGCGCCACTATTCTCCTCTATCATTGAGGAATCAGCATTCTCTGCTGCAATCATTTGAAGTCCTTCCTGACGTTGCTTTTTGTATTCGTCAATAGTCATTTCACCCTTCAGATGAATCTTATCACCTCTCTTGCCTACATACGATGTTAGATTACCTTCCTCATCCATTACGACAAATTTAGGCATGGCTCCTTTGTCTTGAATCAGGAACACAGCCTTAGCATTTGGGAAGCGATTCTTTCCTTCTTCATCAGTAACATCTACTCTTTTGACCTTACCATCATTCTCATTTGTTATCTTGGCATAATCAAACTTGTCTTCAATAGGTTGGGACTCCTGCTGAATCTGTTCAGGTTCTTGTGTGGTCTGTTCTGGTTCTTGTGCAGTCTGGTCATTCTTTACACTACGAGCTACATTAGACTGGTCATACTGCTGCTGAATAGCATCAAGAGATAAAGGCTCAGGCAAGATAGTTCCATCAACAGAGATAATGCAATTACCTTGCTCATCAATACCTTCTATTATATAATCATGGATTTGTCCCTTAGCATCCTCCATTGTGAACTGAGAACCATCTACCAGTTTGCCATCAATAACATTAGACAACTCAGTAATAGTCTTCTCCTTGGCTTCATTTACCGCTTGCGCCTTAAACTCCTCTGCATTCTGAATGTATGGATTTACAGCAGACAACATAGATACTGGAATAGTTTCTTTTCTTCCAGTAGCCACATTGTATACGATAACCATGCTATCAGAATCAGAGTAATTGATAATACCATCATCATGAGTCTCAATGTTACCGCTGATAACATATACTGGATAATCATCCTTACCCATAGTACCCTTTACTAACGCTTGCTTGATAGTTCCATCCTCCACATTGGTCATGGCATCAACTCTCTGGGCTGCGACCTTTGTAGCTGTATCTACTGCGTTCTGAGCATTATCCATGATGCCATCATATAGAGCCTTGGCATTCTGATAATTGTAGATTACATTGTCAAGATTATCATCCAATCCCAAGTTGGAAGATATTTGCTCATCAGTCATATTTTCTAATTCACTATCAGAAACACCAAGAGCACTGGCAAGGTTGAACTTCTGCTTCTCATACTCTACCTGAGCAAGATGTTTGTTCTCACCTTCCGTCTCCTGACCAGCAGCATAAGCAGCATTCAACTGCTTCTGACGAATATCAGCAGGAGTATTCTCGTCACCAGTCATAGCCTTAGCTTGCATTTCCATAGTCTTGGCAAGGTTATAGCCACGCATGACACGAAGGTTCTGGATATATGCCCATGCAGCATCCAACTGCTCCTCAGAATACTTTCCTTCTGATACTTGCTTATGAAGGTCAGCACTGATTTTGCCCAAGTTCTCATTAGGAGCAGAGTCAATTCTGTTCTTGATTACTTCCCATTCATCGCCAAGAATCTCAGATGCACGCTGATTAGCCTGATTCAGCCTGTTCTTGAAAACATAGAAAGCAGCGAAGTCGTATGCCTTTATTCCTTGATTTGCGGCTCCACGCACAATATGAGGTGTAGATGCCATACCAGCCATAGAGCCTACACTGATAGCCATAGAACCAGCAATGTCCTCCCAAGTCTTTCTGTCACCTAGTTCCTTTATACTATTGTCACCAACAAGCCAAGCATTAAGAGGAATGTTAACGATTTCCTCAGCAACCTCCTCCGGATAGCTGCCAATACCAAACTTGCTAGAGAATTTCTTTGTATCAAGATACCAGTTCTTGTTGCCTACACCACGGAAGAAGTCTGCCAGTTTCTTGGTATAAGGATTCTTATCCAACAAATCAAATGCTCCACTCTTTAGATGCCAGTGACCGAACATCTTCTCAGTATAATTCTCCAACATTGCAGCAGTCACACCTTTATAGAGAGCCTTGCCAAACGATTCACCTCCCTCATGCAGAAGATTACCATTCTCATCAAATGTACCGAAAGCATAGTTGCCTTTCTCATCCTGATACAAAGTACCAAGATGTCTGTTCAGCACATCTGAGCCAGTCTTCAGACCTTGCACGGTTGTAGCCATAGCATAAGAGCCGATGATGTCACCAGCAGCAACACCAGTATAATACATAATGTTGTGTGCCAGCTTACCCCATCCTCGCTTAGCAGCAATCTTCATAGCACCTCGTCCGAAGGCTTGCGTCATACCACGCATCAATGGTAAACCTCCAGTTATACCGAAGTCTATCATGTAAGGTACAGACACACCTGCACCAGAAGTCCAGCGATAAGCCCGACTGCCATACTGGTCAACCCATTCAGCCGATTTATCTGCCTTTTGGTTTGCATCCAAGAACTCCTTTTCTTCCTTGGTTACAGCTTCTCCTTTATTTATCTTATCTCGAATCTGCTCTAGTTTTACAGAGTTCTGAATATCAGAGACGCCAAAGTCCCAGTTGCTCTGAACCATGGAATTGGCTATCGCCTTATACATATCCTTAGAAGTATCATCACCAAAAAGGTAGTTTATTCCTTCCTTGATATTGTGAAGTAAAGGGATAGTATTTGCAACATCGGCAAGAGTGTTCCAGAACCCACTGCTTTCCTTGCCTGCAAGAGCTTCAAGGTTTCTTACCTCTTCATCTATTTTGTTCTTGGTTGCTGATAGCTGCATTCTTTCCTCGAATGTACTAAAACCACCATCCATTGCAGCAGATAACTGAGCCATAATGTCCTTCTGCTTTTGATATGCAACATTAAGACGAGCTTCGGCTTGTTCTTTAATACCTTTCTCTGTAACCTCAGTACCATCCTTTCCGATATTCTCCTGCAAGTCGTAGAGACCATTCTTATCAATGGTTTCTGATGCCATAGGTATATCGCCACGCTCTATCGCATTCATGTAAGCCTGATTCTGTTCATCAAGAACAGCTTGTTTCTGCTGAGCATAGTCAAGATTGGTAGTATCACTACTATCAGAAGTTACGTAAGTGTTAAGCCCCTCATCCTTTACAACATTGTCAGTAGGAGCATAAGGAGTCTTGTTGGTTCCGACCTTCACCCGACCGAAGTCTTTCCGCTGTTTCTGCTTACGCTGCTTCAACTTGTTATAGCGCAAAGCATCACCAGCAGCAAACTTGCTGGCATTCATTCTGATGTCCTGAGCACCAAGCGTGAATCCTTTACGGTCTTCATCCGTAATAGGAGTCTCACCTATCTTTCTAGCCCTAGAAGTTGTATTGTTCACTGGAACAAACATAGATTCATAGAACTTTTCATAAGTATCAGGAACATCATAGTTACTATCCTTCAAAGACTGATAGAAATTTCTTCTATTTGACGCTCCTGCATTTCCTGCTTGTGTCATTGAACGCTCAAAGCTACCATAACTATCTGGTAGGTCTGTTCCGTGTTCCTTCAGTCCCTTATAAAGGGCATATAATGGTTTGTACTTTGTCATATCTTAATTATTTAACCCAGTTTACACCTTTGATAACTATCTTTCCACCACCTTTAGATGAAGTCTTTGCTTTATTCTTTCGGTATGCAGTAACAACTCTCTTTGGAGTACCCTTTTGACCAGCCTTGCCGACCGATTCGTAAGCACCAGCTAAACCATCTGGGTCTCTGTCACTAATATCCAATAAAGCGGCATCATAATCTTCTTTATTTGGTGTACTTCTTCCTGCTCTCCTTGCCCTCAGTGTTGCAGCAGCATCCACTGCTTGCCAATGTTTCAACTGACCATCAGCCAACTTTGTCTTCAACACCTTCATGAAGTTCTTGTAGTCAGCATCGGAATTAATCTTCAACTCACTAAGGTCAAGTCTTCTGTTTCCTTGGTCAATTCTCTGCTGCCCTTGGTCATTCTTCACCTTGTTGATTTCGTTCTGCATATCGTGATACCTCACCAGTTCAGCGAGAGTCAGGTTATTCTTTCTTTTTTCCTCATCAAGAGCGAGTGCCCTCTGATACCCAGCCAGCCATAATGCCCGATTCTTTTCTCTCTGCTCATCCATATATGCCTTGCGTTTATTCACCGCCTTAGTCATATCCGACTCAGGATTGTGTACCACCTTTGCACCTTTTGTAGCAAAGTAGATATTGGATAGCGCACGGAGACCATCACCCAGAGCTGCGATACGAGCCTTGGTACGTTCCTTCTTCTCTCGGTTCGCCTTCTGCTCAGCAGTCTCATTCAGTTCAGGATTCAGCATCTTATACATATCAGCATAAGACAACTGCTTAGGCTGAGGTTTAGGCTCTTCCTTCTTCACGATAGGGACAGATGGTTTATCCTCCTCATCACTAGGCACTCCCTGATTCACGTCCACCCCATTGGCGATGGCTTGCTGTGTAGCGATAGTCTTAGCCCTAGCCGCCTTCATAGCATCATCGGTGGGAGTAGCAGCATTCATCTGGTCAACCTTCTTTCCAGCCGCATCAAGTTGCTGCTGGGTGAAGACTGGAGCCTGAGTCTGTGCCACCTTCTGAGCGGCATCCACCCCACTCTGCTGCTTGTTGAGCACACTCTGTGTAGTCTTCAAGCCATTGTTGTTTCGTAACATATCTGATGCTTTCATAGGCTATGCTTTAATCTTCTTTGGCGCATTGTCACCAATCATATTGTTCAAATCATTCACTACTTGCTGCTGGGTAGGAGCCGCACCCACCTTTGCATCCAACTTAGCCATTTCTGCATCGGTAGGCATTTCCACGTTAGGACGAGCCACCTTACTCTTACCAGCACCACTATCAAGTGATGCAGCGATGTTTGCAGCTGTACCAGCCACACCTGCAACCGCATTGGCAGTATCAGCAGCCTTCTCAGCTTCCATACCCATCTGCTGGTTCTGCAACTGATTCTTTCTGTTCATATACTGCTGCTCGATGTTATCCTTTCGGGCATCATTTGCAGCTACAATCTGTGAGGTAGTATCAGCAAGAGTCTTGTTGTTTGCCTCCTTCACCGCAGTAGTGGAATCATCCGTACCGCCCATTACCGATTGTCTACCCTTGGCAGCCTTGTTGCGGTTCTTAATCTGCTCCTGCATCTGTGTGAGCAAGCGAACCGTATCAGCACGCTTGGTCGGGTCGGCATTGTATGTTCTGTCATACCATGCCTGATTTTCTCTCTGTTGCTGGGCAATCATCTGCTCCTGCTTACGTCTCGCCTTGCGGTTAGCTATACCGCCAGCAATACTGCTTGCAAGCCCAAGCCCAGCACCTATTAATGCACCTATCATATATATGAAAATTTAATTATTAATAATGGTACAAAGATACAGATACCATCCGAGATTCGTATTTTATCCGTTTATTTAGGTGGTAAGTTAACGGATAAAGTTTCCGTTTGCCAACAAATTACTATCTTTGCACCAAAATAGTTAAGACAATGGCAGCAGATAGAAATACAAAAGGTCAGTTCGAGAAAGGTAGAGCAAAGACTGGAGGTAAACAGAAAGGTTACGAGTCTCCTATCACAAAGGAGTTTCGTGAGTTGTGTGCTGACTTTTCTAGAGAGGCTTGGGAAGACTTCATGGCTGCATGGTATAAGTGTGAGCCGAAGGACAAGGTATCAACTTTCATCAAGATACTAGAGTTTAACTGCCCTAAGCTACAGACCGTCACTCTTGACGATAAGCGTGAGGTTCACAATGCCCTCACCGAGAAGTTGAGACAGATGTCAGAAGAGGAAGAATCTTCATAATATAAATTTTAAAATAATTAGAAAACGATTTGTTTTTTTCATAGGTTTTTGGTTTATAGGTTTTAAGATTGTTAGGATAACGAAATAGGGAATGCGTGAGCACTCCCTATTCTTTTTTATCATATTCCGACCGAAATGTGTTAAATTCATGTTAAAAACAAGAGATTGTTTGGTTATATCCAAACTTTTATGTACCTTTGCAGCAGAAATAATAACAATAGTAAGCCCTCGCTAACACGGATAAAGCAAACAACATGGCAAATGTAGCATATATAGAAGAGGAAGTCTTCCAGTTAAAAGACAAGACCTTCGACTTCGGAGTACTGGAGAATCAGAATGATGTTCACTACGAACTATTAGAGTTCTCTAACATAAAAGAAATGAAATCGTACTACAAAGACTGCAAATACATTGGCAGCTATGAGATATATAATTGCGATTACGAAGACTATGTTAAGACAGAAGTCTTCTATGACAAGGAGAATCAGCAATATATCGGAGTATATAAGAAACAAGATTAATAATCATAAAGCCCTCGACATCACGGTTAAGTCATTCTTTTATGACAGCATTAGATTTTAACGACAGAGGTCAGGCAAACGTATCTTTCAGCGAGTTCGACAACTACATGAACGAGCGTAAGGAACAGGGTGATTACACCGAAGAGAAAGACGGAATCACTTATTACTATAATGGTGGCGGTTGTTTGCTCGCTAAGTACGACAACAACGAAGGTTATGGTTTTACCTATTAAATATAGCTTTTATGTCAACTCTTAAAGCTAAAGAAGTTATCAAGGAGAAGGGCATGACCATTGAGGAAGTAGCCAGCAAGATGGGAATCACTAAAGGTACTCTATCTGCTGCCCTCAGCGGAAACCCAACCGTCAGCTACCTTACAAGAGTAGCAGACGCTATAGATTGTGATATTAGAGATTTATTCAGATAAGAAGAGAGTGTAAACTAAACTGTGTCAAGCTACAATAAAAGTAGTTTAATACAGTTTTTATATTATGGACAACTTAGAAATTGATTACAAGAAAGCAGCTCAGCA